AGAGGGAGGGTAACTCACTGGCCCGGCGGGGCGGCGCGACACGGTGCTATTCCCCTCCCAAGTCGGTATTCTGGGCCTCGGAGCCGGACACCGGGGACCAACCGAGGCGACCCCTTTTGACGGGGCCGAAAATTAATTTCTGGCTCGACGTGTGTTTCCCTCCCGACTCGGGTAATTTGAATCAGGTCAGGCGGGAACGGCCCGCCGATCACCAGAGGAGAACGACATGGCCACCATCACCTTCACCGCGATCCACGACGGCGAAACCTACACGCGCACCTCGGGCACGATGCCCTACGTCGCCATCACCGTCGGATCGCAGGTCCAGTGGCACAAGAGCTTCGCCGCCGCCCACAAGGCCGCGGTGAGCCGCACCCAGACGTGGAGCACCGGCAAGCCCGCCGAGGTCATCCCGGCCTACCCCACCGCCGTCAACGGCAAGGTCACCGCCGAGGATGTCGCCGAGATCGCCGAGCACGGCTGGGGCGACATCGAGAAGGAGCGCCTGCTGGCGGTCTACCAGGCCAAGCTCTCCGGCTCGCCCAGCCAGGCGGCTCTGGACGCCCGCGTCGAGACCGCCCCGGTCCCGAGCCAGGACGAGATCGAGGACACGATCCAGGCCGAGATGGACGAGCAAGCGGCCAAGCGCGCCAAGGCTGCGGCCGACCGCCGCCGCCAGCGCGCCGCCAAGAAGGCCCGCGAGAACGGCCAGACCGTCGCGCTGGTCGACCCCACGCCCGAGTTCGTGGAGAAGGTCACCGAGGCCCCGGCCGTCTACCCCGGCGAGGCGGAGTTCGACCAGCTGCGCGCCGCCAAGGAGGCCCGCCAGCGCGCCCCGCGCGTCGAGGCCCCGGCCAAGCCCAAGGGCGTCAAGGCGATCACCGCCGACGGCAAGAAGGTGTGGCGCGGCTCCGGCCCGGCCTACAACGCCTACCGCCGGATGCGCGAGGTCCGGCTCCAGGCCAAGGCGGCGCGCGAGGCTGGCGACATCGCCAAGGCCGAGGCCCTGGAGGTCAAGGTCGAGGAGCGTCGGGTGGCCTGGGAGCAGGCCAAGGCCGACGAGAAGGCCAGCGCCTAGCACCTCGGGGAGGCCCGGCCGGAGCGATCCGGTCGGGCCTTCTCGCCTGGCTGGCGTGCAATAGCCCGCCCTTGTCGGTATTCTCAGAGGAGTAGGCGGGATCGCCCCGCCGGAGAGGATCGAGAACCATGAGCGCCGCCCACCCCTACATCGTCGTCATCCAGGACGAGGGCCAGTTCGATCACGTCGAGTACGTCCGCGAGGCCAGCCTGGAGGGCGCGATGATCGCCGTCACCGATCTCGCCGCCGCGATGGAAGGCACCCAGGTCGGCTCGGCGATGGACGAGGCCCCGGCCTCGCTCGACATCGACGGCAAGATCGAGGTCGCCGTCTGGTACACCCTGCCCGGCTCCGAGCTGCGCAGCCTGGTGGCGATCGTCAACGAGACGCCCGTCGCCGCCTGATCGCCCACCCACAACCACGAAGGGATCGAGATCATGGGATGGATCAACATCAACGGGGTGCCTCACCCCGACTGGTTCTTCGCCGAGGAGTGCCCTTGCGCGAACGACCGCCCCGAGGATTGCGCCGAGCACGCCGAGCAGGTCGCCCTGGAGGCGCTCCCGGCCAGCCAGCTCTCCGAGTCCGAGGAGCAGGACGCCCGCGCCGCCCTGGCCGGGTATGTGCCGCCGCCCATCAACCGGCTGACCGGCCGGTGCCGGGTCCACCAGGTCCGGCTCTGCACGATCTGCACGCCGCCGGAGATCAATCGCCTGGAGGGCCTCCTGGAGCGCCATCGCGGCGTGCTGGCCAGCCATCCCGGCAATGTCCACGCCGACCTCATGGTGCGCGCGCTGGAGCTGGAGATCGGGGCGCTGCGATGAAGTGGCACGGCAAGGACGGCGGATACGAGGCAGGCCCCTGGCGCGTGGCCAGGGGCGAGGCCGGGAAGTGGTGGGTCGCTCGCGGTCCTGGGATCGAGGGCGGGGTCACCCGCCATGAGACCAAGGCCGACGCGCAGGCCGAGTGCGAGGACGCCGCTCTGCTGCGCATCGAGGGCGAGGGCCTCACCGTGGAGCCGGTGGTCGGCGATCTGGCCGTGCCGCTCTCCAGCCGCCGGAGCAATCCGATGGCGCGCGTCACGTCCAAGATTCCCAACAGCCAGCCCGACGGCGAGCCGCTCTACTGCCTGCGGTTCAACTCCGGCGGCGGGCGCGAGTGCTTGTTCCGGCGCGAGTTCGAGGTGGTGCTGCCATGACGCCGCTCTGGCTCACCCGCGCGAGCTTCCCGGTGCTCCATCCGCGCCAGGCGCTCTGCGACGCGGGCATCTGGAAGTGCTCAACCCACCCTCGGATGCTCTGGCTGCCCAGCGAGCGCCGCTGGGCCTGGCGGCACAAGCTCCGCGCCCGGCGCGTGGCCCGCTGGAGCGGCTGGCAGCCCGGCGAGCTGGCCGCGCTGATGGCCCCGAGGCTAGACCCGGCCAGAGCGGCGCTCAACGAGCGCCTGGCGGGCGATCTTCGCCTCCTGTGGGGGAAACGCCAGCGCGCCGTCACGATGGCGCTCCTGGACGAGGTGAGAGCCAACGGCGTGATCCTCGCGCCCTGGCAGGAGGAGCTGATCCGCCGCCACCTGGAGATCAGCTCGCGCACCCTGGGGATCGTGCCGTGATCCTGGGCGCGGTGATGTTCCTGGTCGGCCTGGTGGTCCTGGCTGGAGCGCGCGTCGGCTCCAGCTGGGAGCGCCGGGGCGCGATCCTGCTCCTGAGCGGCGCGCTGATCATGCCGCTGGCCTGGGCGTTCGAGAATCTTCCTGGCTAGGAGTGTGTTTCCCTCCTTCATCGGGTAGCTTGAGAGGAGTAGGCGGGATCGCCCCGCCGGAGAAGGAGCCAGAACGACATGATCGCCATCAACATCGCCCACAAAGACGGAGCCTTCTGGGCCACCCCCGAGGCCGAGGCCGAGGCGGGCCTGCTCAACGGGATGATCGAGTGCCAGCGGTTCGCCGCTCGCCAGGGCCTCGGCTCCATCGCCTGGGACGAGATCACCCCGACCATCGTCAAGGGCCACGCCATCGCCTCCGGCGAGCGTTTTGCCATCCACCGCGCTGACATCTCGATGGCCGAGGAGGACGCGCTCACCGACTGGATCACCGAGTTCGTCGCCTGATCCACCCCGGCCGGGGCGGGACTTCCGCCCCGGCCACCACTCACAACCAGAAGGGAGGCCCGAGATGGGCCACTTGATCGACAACAACGGAACGCAGTTCGCGTTCGCCGACAGCCGCACCGACGCCTGGCACCAGCTGGGCCAGCAGGTCGGCCACGCGATGGAGCCGGAGGAGGCGCTGCGCGAGGCTCACATGCTGGGCTGGAACGTGCGCAAGGAGCCGCTCCACGCCGCGATGCCCGACGGCTCGCTGATGGAGGTGCCAGAGAAGTTCGTGGTCATCCGCGACAACCCCTGGAGCGGCAAGCCTGAGCCGCTCGGCGTGGTCGGCCGGTTCTTCTCGCCGACCCAGAACGAGGCGTCCACCAAGCTCCTCTACGACATCACCGACCAGAGCGGGGCGCACATCCAGACCATCGGCGCGCTGCGCGGTGGCCGGGAGACGTTCGTGACGATGCTGATGCCGACCCATGTGGAGTTCACCGGGGCGGGCGGGTTCACCGACAAGACCGAGATGTATCTGGCGGTGCTCAACAACCACGACGGCCAGGGCAAGCTCCGCGCCATGATCAGCCCGGTACGCATCGTGTGCGCCAACACCCAGCGCCTCGCCGAGCAGCAGGCGGTCTCCACCGTCGGCCTGCGCCATACCGGCGAGATGGACGTGAAGATGCAGGAGGTCCGGCGGCTGCTGGGGATCACCTTCTCCTACATCGACACCTACGCCACCGAGATGGAGGCACTGGTCAAGGCCGAGCGCGACGAGGCGTGGGTGCGCGCGGTGCTCAACGACGTGTTCGACGTGAGCAAGGCCGAGAGCGACCGGGCCAAGGTCAGCCGCACCGCCACGGTGTCCAAGGTGATGGAGCTGATGAGGGTCTCGCCCTCGATCAAGCCGTTCGAGGGCACCGCCTACGCCGCCTACAACGCGGTGACCGAGTACGCCGACCACTTCATGCCGGTGCTCGGCAAGAGCGGCCAGGACACCAAGCGCGCCATGCGCTCGATCCTGTCGCCCGAGGTGGCCACGCTCAAGGGCCGCACCGCGGTGGCGCTCAAGGAGGCGCTGCCGATGACCGCGAGCCAGCTGCTCGGGGTCAACTAGCACCACCCCGGCCCCGGCAATCCCGCCGGGGCCGGGCCAGCCCACAACCACAGGAGGATGAGATGGGCAATGTGATCACGGCGGCGGAATTGCGCCGCCAGGCGGCTCAGGCGCGCGAGATCGCCGAGCAGCTGGCCAGAGACGCCAGCGCCGCCACGCGGGCCGAGCTGGAGGCGTCCAGGCCCAAGTGCCCGGTGCTGATCGGGGAGGGCGACTCGGCGATGGTCGGGTTCACCCGCTACCAGAGCGGGCGCGAGTACCGCTACGCCGCCATCGGCTGGCGCACCGGCCGGAGCGTGCGCTGGATGGTGACCGGCGAGGAGACGCGCCGGTTCAACTGGCCCGGCCTGCTCGCCTTCATCGGCGAGGCCAACTGGTCGAGCCTGGTCCGGCTGGTCGAGGGCGAGCGCCTTCTCCCCGAGGGCGTCGAGCCTCCGGTGGCCGAGGAGATGGGCCGGTTCGGGCGCGTGCTCGGCTCCTCCACGCCGTTCGCGCCTGGCGGCTACGACGGCAGCTAGCTGGGTAGCCTCACCCTGAGAGGCCCGGCCAGCGGGCAGTGTCAGACCCATCTGCTGGCCGGGCCTCCACACCCATCACCACCACCACAACCTCTCCACGAAGGAGCACAAGAATCATGTCAGAGACCCCGGCTCAGACCGAGCCTAAATACCCGCACGTCGAGGTCGAGCTGGTCGGCCAGGACGGCAACGCCCTGTCGATCATCGGCCGCGTGAGCGCCGCGCTCCGGCGCGCTGGCGTCGGCTCCGAGGAGATCGCCGAGTTCACCTCCGAGGCCATGAGCGGCGACTACGACAACGTGATCGCCACCGCCTGCCGCTGGGTGGAGGTGAGCTGATGGACCCCGACGCCGCCCTGAGCGAGCTGCGCGCCCTGGCCAGCCGCGTGCGGGCCGAGCATCGCCTGAGCCAGGCCGATGTCGAGCGCGCTGGCGAGCTGTTCGACGGCCTCGACGGCTGGCTCACCACTGGCGGGATGCTCCCGAGCGCCTGGCACCTCTCGACGTGCATGGCCTCGGATTGCCGCCTGGCCGAGGCGGTGGCCGGGCCAGCCGGTCCCATCAGCGGCGCGGAGGTCGGCGCGGAATGAGCGCCCAGGCCCCGAGGAGGCGCTGCCCTGGCTCCGGCCGGGTGCCAGCGCCTCCTCGGACCTGGCGCACCGCCCTGGGCGGGCTGAGAGCCGCAGACGACCGCGCGACGTGCCCGGCCTGCGGCAAGCGGTTCGCCCACCGGGCCGATGGCCGGGTCCGAGTCCATGAGATGCCCCAGGGCCAGCGCGTGCGGCTCAAGGTGGTGACCCAAAAGTGAGCAATGGGAGTGTGTTCCCCTCCCCTGTCGGGTATAAAGGGAGGAGTAGGCGGGATCGCCCCGCCGGAGAGGACCAAGATGATCGAGCACTACCAGGCCGACTACGCCGCCAACGGAGGACCGGGCATCGCCCTCCCCACCATCCCGCAGGCGCTGATCAGCGACGAGTGCGCCAACGTGATGAGCATCGTGTTCGCCGGGGAGAAGTGGCACCTGGCCGACAGCCAGGGCCAGGTGTACGTCGAGGCCGACGATCCCGCCGAGCTGGCCGGATGGCTCCAGAACTACCTGTTTGCGCTCTCGGACATGAAGGCCCGAGGCGAGCTGTAACCCCATCAACAGGCGGGATGGCCCCGCCGGGAAGGAGGCCAATCATGGCCGAATTGATCCACGCCAGCGATCTGGCGGTTGGCGATGTCTACCGCAACGTGCGGGGCCTGGCCCAGGAGCCGAGCGGCGATGCCTATCGGGTCGCCGCGATCCGCCAGGTGACCTACCTGGAGACGTACTCGGTGATCGAGGCGTCGAACCTGCGCACCGGGCTGCGCGCGGAGATCAACCTCCGACGCGATGTGTTCGTGAGCAAGCTGGAGGAGCAGGCCCGGCGCGATGTCGTCGGCCTGCTCGACTACCTGCCCGATGGCGAGACGGTGACCATCGTCCGCTCCGAGGGACGGTTCTGGGCCTGATCGTGAGCCTCCTCGATGAACCCAGGCCGGGCACTCCGGTGCCCGGCTCAGGGTGCAAGAAGCGAGCCGCCCGCAAGGAAACGCGCGAGCTGCTCGCCCACATCGAGGCCGCAGGCGGCGAGGTCCGGCCCCACCAGGGACGGCCGGGCCACTTCAAGGTGTACGTCGATGGGGTCTACATCGGCGGCATCGCTGGCACGCCCTCCGACCGGCGGGCGATGGCCAACGACATCGCGCGGCTCAGACGAGCCGGGCTGAAAATCGACAGCAAGGGGAGGTATCACGGCTGATGGGACTACCAGGACTACCCAAGGGCCTCGACAACATCGGCGCTGATCTGGCCGAGTTCAAGTCCACGATGGCCCGCGTTGAGATGGGCACCGAGGACGCCGCCAACGCCGCGGTGGCCGCGCTCATCGGCGAGCACGGCCTGGAGGGCGCGAGCGAGCTGCTGCGCCAGGCCATCGAGCTGCGCGCCCAGCTGGCCGCTGACGATGATCCGATGGCGAGGCTGGGCTGATGCGCGGCTGGCTCCGGCGCGGCCGTCATCGCCCGCCCAGAGGCCCGCTCGGATACTGGCGGATCATCGACGGCCGTCAGGTGCGGATGGTGCGGCCAGTGCGCGGGACCATGCGCACGATCGCAGCCGACGGCTGGTGCGTGCCGTGCTCCACGGCGGGTCGCTGCGATCTCGACCTGGCGTGCGGCAGGCTGGGCTGATGCCCAACGGGAACCAGCGCGGTTCCAGCTATGACCGGCGGGCGCGCCGGGCCTGGCTGCTCTCGCCCATCTCGGGCTGGGGTGGGGATGGCGAGAAGGTGCCGTGCTGGGAGTGCGGGGCGATGGTCAACGACCGGACCCTCCACGTTGACCGGATCATCCCGGCCCACCAGGGCGGGCGCTACATCCGCTCCAACATCCGGCCCCATTGCCCGACGTGCTCGCATCGAGAGGGCGCTCGGGTGCGCGCCGAGCTGGCCGCGCTGGCTGACCCCTACGACGCCGAGGGCATGTGCAAGAGCTGTGGGGTGGAGTTCTGGGCATCCCGGCGCGCCGGGCACATCGGCGAGTGCCCGACCGGGGCGGCGGAGGCCCTCGATGGCTGGGCATGATTACGTCCTGGAGGCGGGCACCGACGCCGCCGCTGCTGGTCAGGCCGATCTGTGCCTGGGCTGCGGCAAGCTCCGATACCGGCACGACATGCGCTGGCTCCTCGATCTCTACAGGTGCCGCGAGTGTCTCCCGACCAAGGCGGGCAACTCTGATGACCGCCTGATAACCAAGGCGGTCTAAGTATGTGGAACGACGAACCGACGCCCAGGGCGGCGCTGGCTGACCATGAGGTCAATCCCGAGTACGAGGTCCACCTGGGCCAGGTCACCAGCGATGGTCGCCGACGTGCATCGATCTGGCTCCAGGGCCAGCGATGGAGCGGATGGCTGGAGCGCGACGAGAGCTAGCTCGGAACCCGGCTGCCCTTGTGGCCGGAGTGCTTGGAGGCCGGGAGCCGCCGGTAGCGCACCTTGGGACCGCCCTTGGTGCGGTGAGCCTTCTCATGCGCCCAGGGCTGTTTGGAGGCGAACGCCCAGCGCCACTGCTTCTTGGACTTGAAACCGTGGTAGGTGCCGTGCCCGCCCCGGCGGCTGAACTGCCCGATGCCGCCGGTCTGGTTGGACATCGCCACCGCGGTGCCGCGCCGACGTGCGATCTTGGGAGCCGAGCGAGCCATCGAGCGGCGCGATCCCCGACGGGCGCTGGCTGGGCCTCTGCGTGCCATACCTGGAGGCTACCCGCTTAGGCTGCGCTCGACTCCTGGCCAGCGCGCGCCGCCTTGCGCTCCTCGTAGCGGCGCTGAGCGTCGGCGTGGCACATCCGGCAACTCTCCTTGCCGGTCTTGGGCGCGACGTAGGTGTTGTACCGGGTCTTGGGGTGGCCGCACTTGGGGAAGGCTGGCCCGGCCTCGCCGGTCATCATCCGGTCGATCATCCCGTCGAGCTGGCGCTTGTAGCGCGCGGCGGCGCTGGCCTCCTCGGCACGCTCGCGGTCCAGGCGAGCCACCTCGGCCTGGAGCATCCGCAGGGTGTCGGCGAACGCCTCGCGCTCGATGAGGTAGAGCCGGGCGAAGATCGCCCCAGGGTCGGCGGCGATGGATCGCACCAGGCGCAGCGAGCACTCCAGGCGCTCTCTGATCTCCTCGGCGGTCAGCCCCTCCAGCTTCATCGAGGCCACCGCCCAGGCGCGGTCGGCCGGGCACAGATCGGCCATCGTGGTCGGCGAGCCGGCCAGCAGCGCCGGGACCAGCAGCTCGTCTGGCCGGTAGTCGTCCTCGCCCAGCTCGACGCTCACGACAGGAGCATCCACACGTCGAGCTTGTCGGCCAGCCAGAGCGCGCCGGACACGGTGACGATCATCGCCGACCCGGCCACAGCGACCCAGCGCCCGATGCTCATGCCGCCACCGCGCTCACCTCGGGCACCATCACGTCGCCTTGCTTGGCGATGATCAGGGTCTCCAGGTCGTCCAGCGGGATGTCGGCCTCGCCGTCATCGCCCCAGGCCGAGGTCCAGTGATTGCGGATGCGCGCGAGCTTGCGCGGCCAGTTGACCCCGCGCAGCGTGTACTCGTGGCCCATGCCCGAGTCCTCCGCCGCCTTGATCTGGCGCGCTGAGCCGATGCGGATCAGGCCCTTGGAGTCGGGGTCGCTCATGGCGTCGGTCCACAGCGTGCCCAGCAGCACCGGCTGGGCCTGGCCGTGGGCGAGCATCTGCTCGAAGTCGAACGTCCACAGGTAGGCGTCGATCACCCCGAGGCTCTTGAGCGCCTTGGCCACACCCAGGCCCGAGGAGCCGCCGTCGGTGGGCGGGTAGGTGAAGTCGAACGGATCGTTGCGGGTGGCGAGCTTGTAGAGTTCCAGCCCGGCGTCGTCGCCGACGTAGCGGCGCATCTCGATCAGGCGGCTCTTGCCGTGGTGGAAGTTCCATCGCTTGCGGCCCTCGATGCCCTTGGCGCTGTTCATCCAGTCCGCGCCGGACCAGCCGGTGCAGCCGTTGATGTCGGCCTGGTCGAGCACCGGACCCATGTCGTGCCGCCAGCTGGCGCGCTTGAGCGTCCGGCGCGGGGCGGCGTAGGCGCGGCTGGCCGGATCGTGGTGGAGCAGCCGCCCGGTGGCCTTGGTCACTGGAACCCTCCCAGGCTGGTGTAGGTGCCGAACGCGATGAGCGCCAGCCCGGCGAGGATGGCCAGGGTGACCAGGACCGCGCGCAGCTCGGGGGTCATCGGGCCAGGCCCTCCTCGATCTCGACGGCCTTGGCGATCATCTGGTTGCGCATCCCCAGCGCCCGCTCAGCGCGCTCGGGATCATGGCTCAGATCGCCCTGGGCGCGCCAGTAGAGCTTGCCCGCCTCGTTGCGCAGCCAGGTGGCCACCGCCGCCTTCTGGCCGGGCAGCATGTCGGCCAGGCGAACGCCCTCCTGGGCCACGCTCATCAGCGCGGCGTCGGAGTCGGGCAGCCGGGCGCTGGCCAGGCGGGCGAGATCGGTGGGCACCACGACGCCAGGCTAGCTGACGGCCGGAGGGATGTGGCTGCACCCATCGCGGTGATCGCCCGGTGTCGTGATCAGCCGGTAGCACTCGCCGCACCGATGGCGGCGGATGCTCAGGCGCACCTCGGTGCCCTCCGGCGCTGGCTCGGGCGCGGCAGCTGGCGGGAGCACCTCGCCGGTCAGGCTGGCGCGCTCGATCTCCTGGCCGCTCATCGGTCGGCCTCGAAGTGGATGGGGCAGATGTCCACGAATGGCCCGCCGAGGTGGCATGTGCAGCCCGGCTCCAGGCCGGTGGCCACCCCTGAGCGGCCGGAGCCGCCGTCTCTGGCGTGGATGCGGGTGACGCTGGCCTTGCCGTCCTCGCGGGCGGCGATCTTGCGGCCGGAGCGAGCGGTGCCGCTCAGGAACCGACGCCAGTGGTGCATCCGCGCGCTCCAGGTCCAGGAGTCGGCCTCGGGGTCGGCCAGGTCGATGTCGCCCTTGCCCACGGTGACCTCGAACGCCACGCCCAGCCAGCCGCCCTGCCCGGCCAGCGGTAGGCCATTGGTCGAGGCGATCACCGAGAAGCTCCCGGCCCCGATCTCCATGCCCTCGCGCTCGGCCCACGCCTCGGCGACCTTGCGCGCCTCGGCCACGTTGTCGGGGTGAGCGCCCACCGGGAACGTCACCCGATGGCGCTCCACCAGGTCACAGGTGTGGGTCGGCTCAGATGTTGGACCAGTCATCGTCGTCGTCGTCTGGCTCGGGGTCGCCAGCGCGCGCTTGAGGCTCTCCGGCGTGCCCGGCCGCGTCGGCTCGGGAGCTGTCGGCGGCATCAGGCCCCGGCCCCGGCTCGGGCGTAGGCCCATCCGACTGAGCTTGTCCAGCGCCAGGCGCAGGCTCGCGGTCAGGTGACTGGTTTGGCTCGTCACGGACGAAATCGGCCTCGGCGTCGATGATGGAGTGGCCACGTTCTAGCTCCTTGAGGGTTGTGGGGTCGAGGGACTGGATGCGTTCGATCAGGCGAGCCGCCTCGTTGGCGAACTCCACGTCGGATACCCCGGCCAGGATGCGCGTGGGCGCATCGAGGCCGAGCAGGCGGGACTCTCGATCCAGCGCGCGCAGGATCACCGTCGCCGCCTTGACGTTGCCCTTCATCATCGCCGCGTAGTTGGCGCGCTGGATGTCGAAGATGACCGCGCGGTGCCGCGCCACGATGTTGGCGGGCTGCTCGTTGTTGATGTCGCGGCAGACCACCTGGTAGTCCTTGCGGCACGTCGCCTCGCTGACCCCGCACTCCTTGGCGATGGCCTGCCAGGTGGCCCCGGCGTTGCGCAGAAACATCACCTTGGCTCGGCGCTCGATCAGCTCGCTCTTGAGCATCTCGGAGAGCTGGCCGTCCATGTCGTCGGGCGGCTCGGCCATCGCGGCGGTCACTGGGCCTCCAGAAGCTCTTGAGCTGCGCGCACCGCGGCGGCGTCGGCGTATTGCTGGTACTCAGTCGAGCACCGCTCAGCGGCGAGCAGCGCGCGGTGGAGCCGCTCGGCTGGGGCGCTCAGGCCCTCGGGGATGTCCATCGGCCTCCTATCGGCACGGCTCGGGGTGGACCGGGCAATCCATCCAGCCCACGTCGGAGTCGCGACATGTGCATCTCGGATGGTCCTCCACGTCGTAAGGCTCGGGCATCGCCCGCACCATGTTGGCCTCGATGCGCTCCTCGATGGTGGCCGGGCGATCCACCGGAGCAAGGCCCAGCCGGGCGCGCACCTCGTCGTCGTGCATCTCCTGGATACCCATCACGGCTCGACCGCCCGCAGCGATCCAGGGCAGTGGACGCGCTCGCCGGTCGGCAGCTGCATCGAGTGGACCGGCAGCCGCCAGCCGTCCTCGGTGGCCACCGGCACGCCATGAGCGCCACAGCCTTGACCGCACTCGACGGGCAGGCCCTTCCATGTGAAGCGAGCGGGCGCGTTCACGCGGGCTGGTGGAGTGGATGGGCCTGGCGCGCCGCCGCTCGCTGGCGCTTGCGGTCACGCTCATCCAGCCACAGCTCGATCAGGCCCGCGTAGGTGGTGCCCTCCTCGGCAGCTGCGACCTTGAAGCGTTGCCGCAGGTCAGGCGGCACTTTGACGGGGAGCAGCACCGTCGGTGTGGCCGTCGAGCCGATCACCACGGTGCCGCGCGCGGGGCGGGATGGGTTAGCCATGATTACAAATATAACCTCAGTCAGCCCACTCCTCGGACGCCTCCCCGGCCGCGTTGACCTTGGCCAGGTAGAGCCGAGAGTGCCCGCCCTTGATCACCGGGGTGGCCAGCGCATCCCACGCGGCCGGATCGTTGGCCTTGAGCTGGTCGGAGCTGTACTCCTTGCGCCGCAGGCCGACCACCCAGCCATCGCCGAACGTGACCGGCTCGCCATCCCACCCGGCGTCGGCGGCGATCTTCTCCAGGGCGGTGATGATCTCCTCCTCCTGGTTCCGCAGCTCCGCGTCCTTGGGCACCGAGCGATACGCCGCCACCGCCCCGGCCAGGCTCACGCCCGAGGGCGGCACCTCTGGCATCGCCGGGAGCGGGAGATCAGGCACGGCCCCAACCGGCGACTTGACCTGGACGTATGGGGTGATCACCCTCGCCGCCTCCCAGAGGCCAGCGCCCGCCTTCACCGCCGCCGCGCTCGTCACCGTCTTGGTCACCGTCTGCGCAGCCGGGGTGGTGCGCCGCAGCTCATACGCCTCGGTGTCGCTGATCCTGACGAACGTGTTGCCGCGCTCGGCGTGCTCTCGCAGCCTGCTGAATATCTCGCTCCGCCGCTCCCGCAGGATCGCTCTGGTGCGCCTGATCCGGTGCAGCTCCAGCACCGCCTCGGCGAACCCGGCGGGGCGATGGAGGTGGGAATCGAGCGCGCGGCTGAACTCAGCCAGCGTCTCGTCGTAGACGGTCTCGGTGGCTCGGCGAGCCTTCTTGGTAGGGCCTACGCCCTTGCGCTTGGTCGTGGTCATCCGGCCAGGATAGCTCGCTAACCCTACCGGAGGCACTGATGCCGGGAGGCGCGCGAGTTTCGGGCGCGCCTGATCCCATTATCTTCGCCGTTGGTGATGTCCTCGACCATCTCATCGTGGGAGGCAGGCGGAGCCGGATTAGGTCGGCCTGGATGAGGCCGATCCTAACCTCCCCGTCAAGGAAATCAACATTTGACTTGTCAGGGGCGAGTCTGCTAAAATCGCGGGCGGGTGCATCGGGTTCACGATGTCGCCGCCTCGGGCGCTGGGCGATGGAGCGGATGGGCCTGGCGCGCCGCCGCCCTGGCCTCGCGCCGGTCCTCGGCGTCGAGCCAGTGCTCGATGAGCTGGGCGTAGGTCATGTCGGCCTGGACGGCGCGCACGCGGAACCGTCGCCGCAGGTCAGGGCGCATCTTGATGGGCACCAGGATGGGCGGCTCGGGCGCATGAGCGCCGCTCGGGCGGATGACGCGGGGGAGGCTCATGGTTAGCATCCTAACCCTGGGTTAGTCAGCGATGGCGTCGGTGGCACCATCGGCGCTGGTAGAGGCCACATACACGCGGGGTGTCGCCTGCCTCACCTTGCTCACAGCCAGCGCCTCGAACACCTCCGGCTCCAGCTCGGCGAGCTTAGCCGCGCTGAATTGCTTGCGGCGCAAGCCAATTGACCAGCCATCGGAGAACGTGATGGGGTGGCCGTCCCAGCCGAAGTCGGCGGCGAGCTTGTCGAGCTTGGCGAGGGTCTCCTCCTCGATCTCGCGCAGCTCCTTGAGCCGGACCCAGGCGGGATCGTGCTGATACACCTCCACCGCCTTCTCCACCGGCCAGTCCTCGTTGACCGTCGGCGTCGGGATCAGCTCGATGGCCAGCTTCGCCGCCGCCGGGGCCTTCACCTGGACGTATGGGACATCGGCTTGCGCCCGCCGCCACGCCGCCGGGTTGTGCTTCTTCACCGCCGCGCTCTCTACGGCGCGCTCGATCTTGGCCTCGCCAGCGGCAGTGAGCCGCAGCTCCACGCCAGGGCCAGCGATCCGGTGGCCCTCCTCGAACCTGGCCTTGACGACGCTGAACACCTCGTCGCGCGCAGCCTTGACCTGAGCGATCTGGGCGCGGGCGCGGGCCAGCTCCTTGACGAGCCGGTCGAACCCGACCGCCGAGCCGTGGTGGTCATCGACCATCTTGGCGAACTGAGCCAGCGTCTCGTCGCGGGCATCTTCTGGAGCCTTGCGGGTGGCCTTGCGGCCCTTGGTTGTGGTCATCCGGCGATCCTAACCTAGCTAACCCGCGCTGGCACTGATGCCGGGAGGGCGAGCCTGGAAGGGGCGAGCACTGTCCCGCTATCGAGGCCCTGGCGCTCGACGTGCTCATGGCCTCGCCCGCGCGCGCGCGCGCGCGCGAGGATAGCGCCAGCGATAGCGCCAAGCAAGGGGAAGATTTAGGGAGTCGCTCGCCTCGCTAACTGGCGAAGCACGGCGAGCCTATACCTATCAACCTAATCCACAAACATGATGAAGATCATATTGACCATCTCGGGGCGAGTCTGCTAAAATCGCGCGCGCGCGCGAGCCGGTGCCCTCCCAAGTCGGGCAGGAGTAGGCTCTCCGCGCATGACCCACAACCTCCCCGCCGCCCAGGCGGACCCCGGCAATACCCCCATCGCCGACGTGCCCACCGCCACCCTGATCTTCACCCTCGGGTTCGTGGTGGCTAACCCCGCCCAGGCCCACCGGCATTACGGCGGCATCTCGGCCATCGCCGACGAGCTGACCCAGCGCGGGGCCTACGCACCGCTGCGCGCCAGCCTCCCGCCCAGGATCGCGGCGGCTGTGGAGGCCATGTACCGCGCCGACCGGGGCCAGCGGATGGCCAGCCGTGGCGAGCGCCAGACGATGCGGTGCGGCACTTCCCAGACGAACTCGGGGAATTGAGTGCGCTGCGCTAGGCTCGGCTGATATAACCGAACTAACCCGCGACGGGATAGCCCCGCCGGGACTACCAGGAGGAATCCATGAGAATCGACGCCCGCCATATCGCCGGAGCCACCGGCCTGTTCATCGGCCTCGCCGTCGGCATCCCCGTCGGCGCGATGATCACGCCGGACAAGCTGCCCCCGGCCATCCCCGCCGCCAGCGCGCCCAGCCAGGGCACCTCGGTCGATCCGCTGGTGCTGGCCAGCGCGCTCACCCACCCGGCCCCGAGCTGGCAGCCCAAGAGCCTGAGCGACCTCATGCTCGGGCCGAGCGAGGAGGACGAGCCGGGCTGGTCGTGCGTGGATGACGGCAACCGGGTCTGCGGCCCGAACAACCCCGAGGGCAAGCCAGCCGGGTGCTACGACCTCGGCGGGGTGTTGATCGCGCCCTGGCCGTGCGCGCCCCACGCTGGCTCCGGCGCGGCTCCCGGCCCGCGATGAGCGGCGCACTGGCCACGTTCTGGATCATGGTCGGCATCGGGCTGACCTGGAGCCTGGCCAAGGGCATCGGCCGCGCCCAGGGCCGGGAGCTTGGGCGGCGCGATCAGCTCCCGCCCATCGTGCTCCAGATCGCCCTGGATACCGGCGAGATCATCGGCCAGGTCCAGATCGCGGGCGTGCGCATCGGCACCGCCCACCCGGTCGATGTCCATCCGGCCACCGAGGAGCCGCCCGGCCCGCCGCCGGGCCATCCCGAGGCCCTCTGATCAACCAGCCCGGCGCTGCCGCGCCGAGTTGGGGAGCCGGGAGGTTGAGCAGCCAGCCTCCCGGCTCCAAGCACCAACCCAACCACGAAGGAGCACGACCATGACCCAGCCCACCGAGCCGCGCGGGATCACGTTCCTGCGCAGCACGACCAAGACCGTCGTTGACCGCGAGGCCGACGGCGACAGCTCCACCGATGTCCATCACCTGGCCCGCTTCGCGGTGCGCGACGGCGCGCTCGATGACCTCTCGGCCGATCATGGCCGGGCCACGTTCGAGCCGAACTGGTGCGAGGTCCACTGGGAGAACGGCAAGCTGACCCGCGTGTTCGTCTCCGGCCCGCAGCGCCTCAAGGACGGCAAGACATCCGAGAAGGTCACCCGCCACCACAACTGGGGCCGGTGGGGCGGCAAGTTCGAGCGCACCGATCTGCCCGAGGCGATCCAGCAGGCGATCACCTACTACGAGAACCGGGTCGCGGTCTACGCCAATGGCGGGGCCAAGTGAACGGGCTGATCCGCGATGCGCGGCACCTGGAGACCCTGCCCGACGGCACCATCATCAGCTGGCAGCGCATCGCGGGCGATCCGACCAGCGAGGCCGTCGCGTTCATCCGGCGCGAGATCGAGGACGGCCACGCGGTGGTCTGGGTATCTCCTGGCGGCTGGTCGCCGCACACCATCGAGGAGGCCGGGGTGACGTTCCCGGCCCAGGTGGTGAGGCTGGGCACGTTCAACCCCGATCACTACCTGCCCGCCGAGCTGCCCATCCTGGGCGAGGCGCTGGCCGAGGTGTCCGGCGGCACCTGGGGCCGGGAGAAGGCGCTGGAGTGCGCCGCTCGCCTGTTCGCCGGGACCGCGCCGGTCCCGTTCGACCGGGGCGGCAAGGTCAAGGTGGACGTGAGCGAGCGCGAGTTCGACAAGTGGCTGCGCCAGTGCGTGCTGCGCGCGGCCGAGAACTTCGAGAACTGGCTCGACCGCGAGGAGGCCGACCCCGAGCTGGACCAGATCATCGCCTCGATCCCCAGCCCGTTCGACGCGGTGGCAGACGAGGCGGATCGTGACAACGACTGAGGCGATCCCTCGGGTGCCCTCGCGGCGCTGGTTCGACCCGGTGCTGGGCGCAACGCTCAGCACCGGGGCCGAGGCCGAGCGCGCCGTGGGAGCGATGCCCGCCAACCTCGCGGTGGCCATCGACATCGAGACTCCTGGCCTGGACCGCAACTTCGAGATCAACTGCGTCACCGCCGCCTGGGATGACGGCTCCGGCGTGAAGGCGGTGCTGCTCGATCCGCGCCGCACAGCTGGGCACGGCGAGCTGGTCGAGGAGATCAACGCCAAGGCCGGGAAGCTGATCCTGCACAACGCCGCGTTCGACGTGCCGCCGCTCTATCACGCCGGGCTGCTGAGCAAGGCGATGATCGACAAGATTGCCGACACCGTGCTGCTGGCCCGCTTCGCCCTGCCCGAGCCGCCGCCCTATGGCCAGGGCAAGAAGCTGGAGCAGCTGGTCACCAAGTTCCTGGGCTGGACCGAGAGCAAGGGCGGGATGGAGCGCGCGTTCAAGGCCAGCGGCTACCGCACCATCCAGGCCGGGTTCGAGGGCATGGACATCTCGAGTCCGATCTATCGGTTCGGGGCGATGGCCGACACCGTGGCCACCCTGGAGCTGGAGCCGGTGATGCGCCAGATGGCCATCGACTGGAGCCTGGACCACCCGTTCGTCAACACCTACTCCGCCGCCCAGACCCCGGCCGAGGCCGAGTCGCTGATCCGCACCCAGGAGATCGTCCACCAGGTGATGATGCGGCGCTCTGCGGTGGGCCTCAACGTGGACCGGGCCTACCTGGACCGCTACGCCGAGGAGGTGGACATCGAGCGCAACCTGGCCATCGCCGAGCTGGCTGCGCATGGCCTGGAGGGCGGCACCGGCAAGGGAGCCAAGCTGGTCGAGTATCTCGATGAGCGCGGCGAGCTGCCCCGGCCCTGGCCGCGCACGCCCGGCGGCAAGCTGCGCGCCACCAAGGCCGACATGGAGGCGCTGGCCGAGATCAACCCGCTCGCGGGCGCTCAGCGCAAGCTGGCCCAGATCGAGAAGGTGATGGGCTATCTGGAGAAGGTGGATCGCCAGGCCAGCGTGACCGGCCGCTGCCATCCCCAGGTGGCCGTGCTCGGGGCCAGCGCCACCGGCCGGATGAGCTACGGCTCGCCCGAACTCCAGCAGTTCCCCAAGGAGGCCCGCGCGATCATCTGCGACGACGGCCAGGGCCTCACCTCCATCGACTGGAGCCAGATCGAGCCGGTGACGATGGCGAACATGGCCAAGGACCATGAGTTTCTCCGCGCCTACGAGGAGGGCCTGGACCTCTACGGACCCATCGAGCGCAGCTGCGGCTGTGACCGCGACACCGCCAAGGTGGTGCTCCTCTCGACCATGTACGGCTCGGGGATCGCCAAGCTGGCCGCGACCATCGGCCACACCGAGGAGAGCGCCGCTCAGATCAGGCGGCAGATGTTCGAGGCGATGAAGAAGTGCGAGCGGTGGATGTTCCGCGTCCAGGACGTGGCCGAGGCCAGCGGCCGGACGATCACCGTGGGCGGGCGCATCCTGCCCGTCGATCCCGGCGGGGTGTTCAAGGCGGTCAACTACACCGTCCAGGGCAGCGCCTATGACGTGCTCGCGCACACGATCGTGACGATGGAGGAGCAGGGCCTCGGCGACCATCTCCAGCTGGCGATGCACGACGAGGTGGTGGTCGATACCGAGGTCGCCGAGCAGGTCCAGAAGATCATGCTGACCCCGCCGCCGTTCCTGGTGGCCTGGGCTGAGCGCGAGCCGGTGCTGCGCACCGACCGGGCGGATATGGGGAGCCACTGGGCGAAGGTATGACCCACGATCTGGGGGTGCGTGATCGCAACGCGCCCTAGATATTCCGGCCGGTGGGAGACCGGCCGACCAGGGCATAGGCTGGCTGGCCTTGCCTCACAACCACGAAGGAGAATCATGTCTCAATCCGATGACATCGAGGTGGTCAAGCGCGCCGCCGACGGCCAGCGCCGCGCCACCGGGGAGCACCTCCCCGAGCAAGGCTGCTGTGGCTCTGACCATCCGCTGGAGGACGCTCTGCGCGCCGCCGAGGGATGGACCGGCCCCGGCCCGCAGCTCTACGCGGACCCGCCGCCCATCGAGCCGGTCACCCGCGTCCAGACCGAGCGCGACCGGGTGCTGCGCCGGGCCAGCGAGGCGATCTCCGGCGAGCGCCAGCGCAGCTATGGCTCGCCCGAGCCGAGCTTCACCCGCATCGGCAAGATGTGGGCGGCGATCCTGGGCCTGGAGGAGGTCACCGCGGAGCAGTACGCGCTCTGCATGATCGCGGTCAAGCTCGGGCGGCTGGCCGAGACGCCCAACCACACCGACTCCTGGGATGACGCCGTAGGCTACGCGGCTCTTGGGGCCGAGGTCGCGGCGACCGAAGGGCGGTATCTCTGATGCTCGGCTCACAACCACTGGAGGCCGTCCTCGGCACCGGGATCGACAACCGCGATCACGACGCGGTGCGGGCCTTCATCCGCTCCGCCGCCGATCTCGGGCTGAGCATCCTGTTCATCTATCCGAACTCCAAGGTGCCCGCCGATCTGCGGACCCCGGCCAAGCGCCGCGCCGACGACAAGGCCGCGCAAGCTGCCGCCGCCGACGCCGGGCGCAAGGACTGGGCATCGGTCAAGAGTCCGGCCGGGCTGGCGCTGGCCACCTCGGACAAGGCCACCCTCGACCGCTACCTCAAGAGGTACGTCGAGCTGTTCTCCACCTGGCGCAAGGTCGATGACGGCGAGAACGCGGTGGTCGAGTACTCCAAGAAGGCTGCCGACGCCGACGAGATTTACATGGACGAGCCAGCGGCGGTCAACCTGGCCATCGAGGTGGGCGGCTCCGGCGTGGTGGTCATCGACTGCGACACCAAGGCCCAGCTGGACCGCTGGTACGAGGTGGCCGAGATCGACCCCGACCAGGCCCCGGCTCCGACGATCCTGACTCCTGGCCAGCAGAGCGCCGACGGCACCTGGGCGCACTCCGACGGCGGGCACTTCTACTTCACCGTGCCCGACGAGCTGATGCCGGTGCTCCCGCGCCACATCGGCGCGATGACCTGGGGCGGCGATCATGGGTTCGCCGTGCTCTGGGATCGCCGGTATGTCCTGATCCCGCCGAGCACCAGGCCCGAGGGGCGCTACGAGCAGCTCGGCCACGTCTACGACCTCCCGCCCTGGCTGGGCGAGGAGATCATCAAGGCGGGCCAGCACCGCATCGAGCGCGCCGCCCTGGCCGACGAGAAGGGCCGGACCACCGACAACGAGGGCCTGGCCGACGAGGTGGATCGCTGGGCCGAGCAGGTGCCCTGGAGCGCGATCCTGGAGCCGCTCGGCTGGACCCCGGCTCCTCGGGCCGACTCCTGCGGATGCGCGGTCTGGACGGCTCCTGGGCTGCACGCCAGCCCCAAGAGCGCCACCGCTCACGACGCGGGCTGCTCGGCCGGGCGCTACACCAGCGTCAACGCGCCGCTGCATCTGTGGACCGACCACGACGCGCCGCCCTTCACCGATGGGATGGACGAGCCGGGCTGGACCCCGACGTTCTCCAAGCTCCAGGCCGTCAGCCTGATCTCGTTCGGCGGCAATGTCGGCAAGGCGATGGACGAGCTGGGCCTCACGCCCGACATCAGCGTGGAGCCGGGCCTCGATCCCAAGGGCGTCGATGCCGATCTGGAGGGCAAGGACTCCGACGGCGACTTCTCGCTCCCGGCCGCGCCGGAGCCGGAGCCAGCCGAGGAGGCGCGCCAGCTGGGCGTGAACTTCTGCCGCTCCTGCCAGACCGACCTGGGCCTGTTCGTCGCCGACGACGACGGGGTGGTCTGGCACGCCGCCGACGAGGACGACGCCGCCGAGACCGGCGGGCACCTGGCCGACGCGGAGCCGCCGCGCTCCGAGCCAGCCGCCGCGCCGGTCTCGATGGACCCGGCCGATCTCCCGGCCGACTTCGGCAAGAAGGAGAAGGCCGACTCGCCCTACCCCGACCAGGTGGACGATCCCGACCCCGACGTGTTCGACAGCCCGCACAACGGGGTGCCTCGGATCGCGCCGTTCTCGCACTGGCGGGATATGCCGCCGCCGGAGTACATCATCGACGGCTTGATCGAGCACGGCGGGCTGAGCTGCATCATCGGCTCGCCGGGCGTCGGCAAGAGCACGGTCGGCCTCGACATGGCCTGCCACATCGCCACCGGCAAGCGGTGGCAGGGGCGGCGCACGCTCAAGACCAAGGTGCTCTACCTCCCCGGCGAGGGCCTCTCGGGCGCGGTCCAGCGCATCCGCGCCTGGGAGGACGCCCACGGCGTCGATCTCGCCGACGATCTCCTCCTCGGGAACGGCATCATCCTGGTCAACGCCTCCAACGAGGCATGGGGCGAGATCGCCGCCTACATCGCCCGCCAGGGCATCGGCCTGGTCATCTTCGACACCTTCGCTCGGATGAGCGCGGGCCTGGAGGAGAACTCGGCCACCGATGTCGGCAAGGCGGTGCGCCGGTTCGACAAGCTCAAGGAGCTGACCAACGCCGGGGTGTGCGTGGTTCACCACACGGCCAAGGGCGCGCCCGATGTCGCGCGCGGCTCCTCGGCGCTCAACGGTGCGCTGGACTCCGAGCTGCTCATCCGGCTGGCCACCTGGGACATCTCCCAGATCGCTGACTCCGACGGGCGGCTGCCCGGCAAGGCCATCGAGCTGATCACCTCCAAGCAGAAGAACGCCGAGCAGCTGGAGAACCCGCTGCCGCTGCTGATGATCAACCACCCGCTCGGCGACCAGATCAGCGCGCCGCTCATCACCGGCCCCAACGGCGATGTCGATCCGATGCAGGGCGAGGTCGTTCTGGCCAGGCCGCTGCCCGAGCCGGTGGTCGAGACCGCGATCCGCGTCCGGCAGATGGTGGACAACCTGCCCCAGCAGGGCGCTACCCGCGCCGAGATCGCCAGGGCGGTGCGGCCCTCGGCCTACGCGCTCTCGCGCTCGGACACCGAGGCGTACTGGAAGCAGCGCATCTCCGAGGCGGTTGACCGGGGTCTGCGCTACGGGCTGATCCAGACCCTCACCGGCACCCCGTCCGGCTCGCGCTACATCCCTGACACCACCACGCCTGACCAGGCGCGGACCAGGGCGGCGCAAGAGATCACCGACTCGGATTGAGATAACCCTCCCAATTCGGGCAAGTGTTGATAGGCTGATGGAAGTCCGGCCGGGAGGCGATCCCGCCCGGCTGGGCCTCCACACATACACACGCACTCTGACCAGCACGAACAGGAACACGATGACCACCTCTATCGCCCCACGCGAGCTGCGCGATTACCAGGCGGCTGCCGCCGACGCCATCGAGCGTGAGTGGGCCAAGGGCAAGCGCCGCACTGGCGTCGTGCTCCCCACCGGCTCCGGCAAGTCCACCGTGATCGGCGAGCGCATCCGCCGCGACTACCGCGCTGGCGAGCCGGTCGTGGCCCTGGCCCACCGCGGCGAGCTGCTCGACCAGATGAAGCGCGACCTGCTCGCGGTGGACCCCACCATCCCGCTGACCGACATCGGCATCGTGCGCGCCGAGGAGGATGACCACCACTGCCCGATCGTGTTCGCCACCCTCCAGACCCTCGCCACCGCTCATCGCCGCGAGGCCCTGGGGAGGCGCACGCGCATCTACTGGGATGAGGTCCACCACGCCGGAGCCGAGGGGTTCCACACCACGTTCTCCGAGCTGGGCGGCTATGACCACGCGCTGATGGCCGGGTTCACCGCCACCATGTACCGCGACCAGCGCGGCGTGATCGGCCTGGGCGATGTCATCGAGTCCATCGCCTACGAGAAGGACATCAAGTGGGCGATCCGCAAGGGGTTCCTGGTCGAGCCGCGCGGACTGACCGTTCGGATCAAGGGCCTCAACGCCCTCGATGACGTGCGCAATGTCGCCGGAGACTTCCACCAGGGCGAGCTGGCCGAGGTGATGGAGGCCGCGACCGAGTACGTCGTGGACGCGATCAAGCTCCACGCCGCCGACCGCCAGCCGATCATCTTCGCCGCCAGCGTGGACGCCGCCCATCACATCGCCGAGGCGCTCACCGAGGCCGACTACCCGGCCGTCGCGGTGACCGGCGCGATGAGCTACGAGGCCCGCCAGCCGGTCTACGCCGCCTTCCGCTCCGGCGAGGCCCGCGCCCTGGTCACCGTCCAGGTGCTCACCGAGGGCGCTGACTTCCCCATGTGCGACACCGTGGTGCTGGCGCGGCCGACGCGCTCGCGCAATCTCTACAGCCAGATGGTCGGCCGGGCGCTGCGCCTCTACCCCGGCAAGACCGACGCGCTGGTGCTCGACCTGGCTGGCTCGGCCCGCCAGATGAAGCTGGTCACCCTGACCCAGCTCCTCCCCGGCGCGGACACCAAGGACGTTGACGAGCTGGGCAATGAGCTGGAGATGGAGCCGGAGCACGCGCTGGAGGACTCCGGCGAGCCGGACATCAAGCTGGTGCGCCAGGGGCCGGTCGATATGGTCACCATCGACCTGCTGGCCAACGACGACACCCTCTGGCTGGAGACGCCCAAGGGCGTGCCCTTCATCAACCTCATGGAGAACGGCGAGGTCGTGTTCGTCTGGCCCAAGGATGGCCTCCGCCCCGGCCGCGAGGGCGCTCCTGACGAGACCACCTGGGCGGTCGGTCAGATCAACACCCGCTCGGGCAAGGGCGGCTGGGTCACCGCCTCGGGGCGCTACGTCAGCGAGGACGGCCCCGACTACACCGACCTCCCGGCGGCGCTGGAGGCGGCTGAAATCTGGATCGTGGAGAGCGACCAACAGCTCCCGGCGCGCACGGCCAGCTGGCGGCGCAACCAGCCGCCCAGCGAGGCGCAGAAGCGGTTCGCCAAGAACCTCAAGATCGTCGGGTTCGACGGCATGACCAAGGCGCGCCTGAGCGATGAGATCAGCATCAAGCTGGCCAGCCGGGTGCTCGACCGGGGGATCGAGAACTGATGTCCGAGGAGCGCACGCCGCCGCCGGGCCTGGACGCCACGATCCAGGCCGGGCGGGACTGGCTAGAGACGGTCATGTATGACCCCGAGGGCGGCGAGTGCCCTTGCTGCACCCAGCGCGTGAAGGTGTACTCGCGCTCGATCCACGCCAGCGAGGCCCGCGCGCTGATCCTGGCCGAGCGCGAGCACGGCGGCGAATGGTTCCACGCGCCGACCTTCGCCGACACCGCCCAGCTGGGCGGCTCCTGGGCGATGCTCCGGCGCTGGGGCCTGATCGAGGAGAACACCATCCCGCGCGAGGACGGCGGGCGCGCCGGGTATTGGCGGATCACCGAGCACGGCCAGGCGTTCGTGCGCGGCGAGGTCAAGGTGCCCAAGTACTCGCGCATCTTCGACAACCACCTCCTCGATCACGTCGGCGAGCCGGTCTCGATCATCGAGGCCCTCGGAGATCGGTTCGACTACCGGGCGCTGATGAGCCGATGAGCCGCAGCCTCACCGTCGCCGAGATGTATCCGGCCCGCCGCCAGCCCGACGGGACGGTCTGGTATCGCTCCGGCAAGGGCGCTCAGGACGGCTGGAGTCCCAACATCGAGCAGGCCGACCCGAGCTATCGCGCGCCCGGCGCGCCAGCACCGCTCCCGGCAGGCTCAGCGCCTCCAGGAGCGCCGATCTCCCCTCCGGCGGTATCAGCGCCGCCGGAGGCCAACCCACAACCGCAGGAGAGCAATATGACCGCCTTGACCGATGACTTCGAGCCAGCGCCGCGCGCCACGCAATGGGAGCGCCTCCCGCTGCCGCCCGAGCCGGAGCGCCCGACCTCCAAGTTCAACGGCTGGGGGTGGTATCAGCTCCCGGCTCCGACCACCGGGATGACCACCGGGTTCCCTCGGGCCACCACCATCGCCGACACCCTCGATGAGACATATGGGCTAAGCCGATGGAAGCGCCGCGAGACCGCCAAGCGCGTGCTGGAGCTGGCCAGGATCGACCCCGACCAGGTGATCCATCAGCCGACCGGCACCACGGCGGGCGAGGCGATGGCGGCGCTGGAGAAGGCGCTGGCGGCTCCCAAGGTCACCGAGCTGGACAACACCCTCGATGTCATCGACAACCTCATGGGCGGGGCCTACAGCCGCGAGCTGGGCGAGTGCGCGCACGCCTGGCTGGGCGCGATCCATGCCGGGGCGGTGCTCCTGCGCGATGTGCCCGAGGTGGTCCGGCCCCACGTCGAGGCCGGGATGCGCGTGCTGGCTCACCGCGGCATCGTGGTGCTGCCCGAGTACACCGAGCGCACGATCCTCAACGACCAGGGCGAGGAGACCGTAGCCGGGAAGATCGACGGCATTGGTCGGCTGGTCGAGACCGGCGAGCTGGTGCTCCTCGACGTGAAAACGAACAAGGATCTCCAGTACAGCTGGCTCAGCTATGGCGTCCAGGTCGGCGGGGTCTACGGCTGGGCCACCAAGATTCTGGCCAACGACGGCAAGAGCTGGGAGGACTTCCCCGAGGTCCGGCGCGACTTCGCGGTGCTCCTCCACCTCCCCAGCGATCAGCCCGAGCGCGCCGCCGCTATCACCATCGACATGCTCTGGGGCGCGGAGACGATGGTGGCCAGCCTGGAGACCCGCCGCCGCCGCAAGGAGGCCAAGACCGAGGTGCCCAAGCACGCGATCCCGGTGCCCAGCGAGGACACGATCCGCTACGCCACCGCGTTCGCCGAGCTGAGCGCCATCGAGAGCCTGGAGCAGGGCCAGGCCGTTTATGAGAGCTACCAGGACGTTTGGGACGACGCCCTGGGGGAGCACGCCGAGCGATTGGCGGCGCTGCTCGATCAGTAGTCCCTCGGGCTGGCGGCTCCATCGGAGCGCGGCATCACGCCCGGTCACATGAAAACGCGCACGCAAACACGCACGCGCACAACCAAGAAGGAGGGCCAGCCACATGGCCGGTTCACCGTTCGACAAGAAGGGTGGCGGCACCGCCACCGCCACCGCCACCGCGCCCGCCAAGGGTCGCAGCGCCCCGCCGGATGAGGTCACCAACGCTGGCTCCGAGGACGGCGCTCCCGCCGCCACGGTCAAGGCCAAGGGCGACCCGTTCGGCAACGTCGCCAACCCCACCGGGGTCAGCGGCTACAAGCCCATCGCGTTCATGGGCCAGCTGGTCCTGATGCACGCGACCGAGACCGGCTGGATGAAGACCAGCTCGAACACGCCGGAGAACCCGCAGAGCGAGTACGTCCGGTTCGACATCATCCCGCTGACGGTGCCGCAGGCCGGTAACCTCACGCGGAACCCGGCCGTGCTGGACGAGGACGGCAACGTCGCCGTGCTCAACAAGGACGGCGATGTCGAGACGTTCGACGCCTACGAGGTGGGCGAGCGCGTCGATGACGTGCTGATCTTCAACAAGCCGCTGGTCCGCGAGGGCAAGAAGGCGCTCGACAACGGCACCGCCTGGGTGCTCGGGCGCATCGAGCTGGGCCAGAAGAAGCAGGGTCAGTCGCCGCCGGTGATCATCGTCGCCGCCGACGAGGAGGACCAGGCTCTGTTCCAGGAGTGGCGCAAGGCCCAGGCTGGCTGATCGGCCTCGGGTAACGGCAAGGCCCCGGTGGGAGAACCCGCCGGGGCCTTGCTCTGTGCCCACAACCACGAAGGCTGGGGCCAGGATAGCGCCTAGAGCAGCGGCCGGACCAGATTGAGAGCCACCTGGACGCCTGTGATGTTGCCGAACTCCGGCTGTGGCTGCTCGTAGAGGCCGTGGGTCTGGATGCCCGGCAGCGCCATCAGCAGACCGATCAGCTCGGGGATCGAGGTGAGCAGGCCCATCGGGGTGAGAATCTTGGCGATCTCCTGGCTCACTGCCTCGGCCGAGTCGTCGTTGACCTGAGCCGCCGACATGATCGGGGTCAGCGCGCCGCCGCCCATCCCGGTGACGCTCGACAGGAGCGGGATCGCCCCGGCCGAGCCGAGCAGCCCGCCCAGCCCGCCGAGCAGGCCACCGCCGCCGCCGCCGAACATGCCGCCGGTCAGCAGCGAGAGCAGCGCCGGGACGACCAGCTTGGCCAGGTAGACCAGGAACGGCAGCTCGGTCTCGGCGTTGATCACCACCTGGTAGGCAATGTGGGCGATCTGGGAGGTGTTGCAGGCGTAGAAGTCTGGAGCCGTCGGGGTCTCCGTCACGATGTCGATGATGAGCGGAGCCAGCCAGGCCGGAGCCACCCAGCCCGAGATGCCCTTGCCCTTGGGATTGCGGCCGTAGCGCGTCGGCCCGCCCTGGCGCGCCGGATTGCCGAAGCAGAGGATCGCGCGCAGCCGATGGCGGAGCACGGCGAAGATGCCGCCGTCGCCGAACAGCCGGGCGGCGGCGCGGATGATCCCGTCGGCGCTCTGGCTGTAGCCACAGAGCACGATCTTGAAGCTGGCCGGGAGCCGGGCCTCGTCCTCGACGCTGAGCGGCTGGCCGGGCGAGAGGTGGACGCCATAGCCGGGCAGGATGTCCTCGCGCAGCCGCCGCTCCAGCTCCAAGTCCTCCAGGCGGATGGTGTCCACATAGCTCTGGGCCGAGTCGCCGCCCATCAGGCCCAGGTAGCCGCCCTTGGGATAGCCGACCGGCCAGTGATGGACCCCGGCGTTGTCCTTGAGCCACTCGCCGGTATTGAACGGCGGGCCGACCCACCAGTCCACGCCCGAGCCGGGCGCGCTCAAGAAGTGGCTGTCGGTGACGATGTGCGGGGCGGGCGGGTTCGCGCCGCCTGGCCGAGGCTCGATCTCCAGCTGGACCTTGGTGTTGTAGTCCAGCCAGCCCGAGCGCGCCGGGAGGTCAATCAGCGGGCCGGGCTGGAGGCCGCGCGTGACCTCCTCGTTGCGCCGCCGCTGGAACTCCTCCAGCGCCGCGCCGAACGCCTCGGTATAGATCGGCGTGCCGTCGTTGGCTGGCTTGCCGTATGAGAATCGCCGCAGGTATTGCTTGGCCTTGACGATGTTGGGGTCGATGTCGCCCACGGTGTTGGGCGGATGCCACGCGCCGCGTGGCACCTCGACCTCAACACCCTGGACGCGGATCGTCTCCGTGCTCATGGTGTCACTCCTTGGTGGTTGTGGCCTTCTTCGCTGGGGCCTTCTTCGCCGCCTTCTTGGCGGGAGCCTTCTTCGCCGGGGTCGGCTGGATGTTGAACGCGAACGCCGCCAGGCCGTCCACCAGGGTCAGCGGGGTGCCCGCGTCCACCTTGGCCTGGAGCACCTTGAGCGCCTCGGGATCGCCGGACAGCTGGGGCCAGCCGGTGAACCGGCCCGCCTTGGCGTCCCAGGGGCCGAGCTGCTGCTCCATGATCACCTTGAGCGCGGCGTCACCGATGGGGATCGACGGCGGCACGACCGGCGGCGGAGGCGGCGGGGTGGGTGTAGGCACTGGCTTGGTCCCTCCTATGGCGGCGACCCCGGTGGGGCCTTCTGCCAGGCGCTTGCTGATCTCACCGCGGAACCAACGCATGTCGAGGTTCCCTGGGTCAGGCTTGCCCTGGGCGTTGATGCCGAGCGGGTTCTCCGCCCCGGCCCACTCCTTGTGAGCGATCTGGTGGTCCACCGGCAGCGTGCCGCCCAGGAACCAGGAGATCGCCGCGCCGACGGCGACCATCGCAATGATCTGGGCGTCGGGCCAGCGGATGGTGTAGTTCCCCTGGGGATCAGGCCCGTAGGCGCACTCGATGCCGATGCACCGCTGATTCATCTCGCCGCGCGCCACGCCGGGCCAGATGCCGTCGCCCGCGTTCCAGCTGATCCCCGAGCCGGTCAGCGTGACGTGGCCGTTGGGGTGGATGAGCATGTTGGCCGCGAGGCCCAGGCTCGGGTGATGAGCGATGCCCTCGTCGGTCTCGCCGACGCTCCCGGTGTGGTGCCAGAGCACGAAGTCGATGACGCCGAAGTCGCCGTGCCCGCGCTCGTCCCAGTTGATCCCGTCGGCGTCGGTGTAGGTGCTCACGTCGAGGCCGAACGCGCGGAGCAGCTCGGGCAGGTAGAGCGGATCGCCGCGCCAGGCCGGGTTCGGCTTGATCGTCGCCGCCGCCGGGACCGGCGGGGTGGTCTGATCGACCGGCTTGACCGGCGGAGGGGTCGGCGGGTTCTGGACGCCCTGGGCCAGCGCCCGATGGAGCAGCGCCCAGCAGTAGTCCCAGTGCTTGGCGTAGGCGTCGGGGAAGGCGCTGCCCTGGACCCGCTGGACGAACCGGCCCGCGCTCGCGCCATCCTTGGCCGAGGTGTAGTCGTCGGCGAGGCGCTCCAGGAACGTGTTGGCCGAGCACTCCAGGTTCATCCGGCAGCTCATCGGACCCCACCAGTCCTGGCCAGCCGGGGCGATCTCGCCCGGCGCGCCGTTCTGCTGCTGGAAGTAGGCCACCGAGCGGCCGTCGTCGCTCTGGGAGTCAAACGGGTAGTTCTTGCTGGCCGGATCGTTGGCGTTCCAAGGGCACCAGAACGCGCTCTCCTGGCGGATGCACATCAGCGCCAGCACCGTGGCCAGCTCGTCCAGGTCACGCTTGAGGCTCACGGCGTGGACACGCCGGGCGATCTCCTCCTCGGAGAGCAGCGGACCCTCGGGACGTTTCCACACGAAGCTCATGTCAGGCCACGGTATCAGCAGAGGGTGTGCAGAAACCCGCCTTAGTCGGTATATTCGGAGGGGTAGGCGGGATTGGCCCGCCGGAGATAGGAGATCGAGATCATGGGAACCCCCTTCGCCACCACCAGCACCGCCCCGGCCAGCCTGGTCATCCCGGCCACCGATGGGCAGCTCCGGTTCATCACCACCCTGCTCGCCGAGCGGGTCTGGCAGAACGGCCCCGAGAAGCACGTCCGGCGCGCCGCCGCGCTCAAGACCACGCTGAGCTTCATCGCCGACCCCACCGACAAGGTGATCGAGCTGATGGCGGGCGCGACCAGCTGGGGCGAGCAGCTCAACCTCCTCCTGGCGCACATGGCCCCGAGCGCCATCGCTGGCCAGGAGTTCGTGTGGGCACCGCTGAGCAAGGCGGGCGCGTCCAAGCTGATCGACTGGCTGATGGACCGCGACCAGGGCGAGCGCAAGGCCCAGCCCGCCGCCTCCGGCGATGTCCCGAGCGCCGAGGTCGTCCCGGCCGGGCGCTACGCCATCGAGACCGAGGACGGGGCCACCAATGGCCTGGCCTTCTACAAGGTGGATCGCCCCACCGAGGGCCGCTGGGCGGGCCGGGTGTTCGTCAAGCTCATGGTCTCCGATGAGGAGCAGCGGATGAGCTGGGCGGCGAGCAAGTCCATCCTGGCCAAGATCGCCGAGGTGGGCGCAGCCGAGGCCAGCGCGCGCTACGGCCATGAGATCGGCGAGTGCGGCGTGTGCGGCCGGACCCTGACCAACGACGAGAGCCGCGAGCGCGGCATCGGCCCGATCTGCGCGGCCAAGAACAGCTGGTGATCACCAGCACCGCCACCGGCCCGGCCTCCCCAGCGGAGGCCGGGCCTCCACCACGAAGGAGTACGAACGACATGACCGAGACCGAGCGCCGCCCAGCCGTCCACAGCTGGGGCCTGGGCGAGATCATCCGCGCCCACCGGCTGTTTATGGGCCTGAGCCAGCGCGACCTGGCCAGCCGCGTCGGCAAGGACCGGCGCGACTACCAGCGAATCGAGAACGGGCAGGACAAGTGCCCTCCCGGCCTCCTGAGCCAGATCGAGACGCTCAGCGAGGCGTTCGCCTACCAGGTCGAGCGCGTCCTGGACGAGGCCGAGCGCCGCGCTGAGGAGCCTGGCTCTGGCCCGCTGGACCTGGCCATCACCATCAACGGCACCCAGCACGACGAGTGGGAGCGCAACGTCGCCGGGCGCGCCGCCGTCGAGACCACCGAGGCGGCACCCATCACCCTTACGATCGTGGCTGATAAGGCCGAGAGGAGCGCCTGATGACCAGCACGGAGACCGCGGTGACCCACTACCTGAGCCGCCAGGAGGTCGCCGAGCGCCTCGGCATGAAGTCGGTGCGCAGCCTCTCGGGCATCGAGCTGCCGCCCCACGATGTCACCGTGGGCGTCCACCCCGGCTGGCTGCCCGAGACCATCGACGCCTGGCACGCGATGCGCCCAGGGCGCGGCTGGCACGGCTCCCGATGAACACGCGGCTATTCCTGGCCGGGGCGCTGGTGTTCCTGGCCGGGATCAACTCCGACGATCCGGTGGCCTGGGTGGTCTGGGCGTTCGGGCTGGCGATGGTGGTGGCGGCGATCCTGCCGCCGCTCCTCGCCCGCCTAGAACGGCCCCAGATCGCCCCAGGAGAGCCGAACGCCGCCTCCGGCGCGCATCGGCCCGCCAGCGATCGTTACTGGCCATTCCAGGGAGATTAGCCCGCCTCCAGGTAGGACAGCGCCGGGCTGAATAGGCGCGTGCCGCCGAACTCCTTGGCGGCGTTCATCACCATCGCCACGCTCTGGTTCCCGGCCCCGGTGGCGGCGGTGCCGGTCAGGTCCGGCCACTCGCCGATCTTGGTCCCATCGCGGAACAGTTCGTGGAGGTTCCCGGTCTGCACCAGCCGCAGCCGGTTGGCCGGGCCGACCCCGCCCAGCGCCGGAGCCACCAAGTCCTCGACGCCGCCGACGCGCCGGACGATCCCGGCCAGGCCCGAGCGCACGTCGATCCCGACGCCGTTGTGGCCGGTGCCGTCGTTGGAGTAGCGCCGGAACACCTGGGTGGCGAACCCAGGGTCGCCCGCCTGGGCCAGCTGGACCTCCACGAACCCGTCGGGGTTGGGCAGCAGCGTGGGGTGGCGGTAGCGCGAGTCGATGGGATCGAGGCTCATCAGGCCGTCGGGGATGACCATCTTGGCCGCGCCGCCGACCACGCCGATGATGTAGCAGACTGGCTCCAGCAGCGAGCTGCCGATGTTCTTGAACTGGCCACAGGTCAGCGTGCCTACCACCTGGCCAGCGGTATCCACGACGTAGTTGATCGGCGGGAGGATCGCGCCTGTCACCTGGTCGGGGATCAGGCCGATGGCGGTGGCCAGCTGGCCGACCACCGGAATCTTGCCGAGCAGGCTGTCGATCTCCAGCGTGCCGCCGAACCAGTCCTTGAGCAGGTTGGCCAGCTCGGAGCCGAACAGCGGGATGCCGTTGATGAGACCCAGGAGGCCATCGGGCGGAGCCGAGCCGCCCCACATCCCGCAGTAGGCGTCGGCGAGCTGGTCGCCGGTCCCGCCCACCAGGAGGCCGAGATCGTTGACGCCGCCCTCGACGTACTGGACCACCCGGCCGACCTCGTTGTCCAGGCCGTCGCGGATGATCCCGAACCCGTCGGAGATCAGCGTGCCCAAGTCCTCGCCGGAGCACAGCTCGTCAATCCAGCCCTCCAGCGCGCCGAGCCAGTCGAACTGATCGCTGATCGTCGCGCCGGACCAGAGCAGCGTCTCGCCGCGCCTGATCTCCTTGATGATGGTGTTGCCGCGCCGGATGGCGGTGAAGTTGGGCGCGGACCCTCTGCGAATCTCGGGCACGGCTCAGCTGATGTAGTAGGTCGTGTTGGGGTCTTTTGCCGTGATGAGGTTGTAGGCGGCGGCGGTCAGGTAGACCCGCTTGTCCTCGATGGGATTGCCCGCCGCGTCATAGGCCGTTGAGACGCCCAGGCCCGCCTTCTCGGCGGTCACCGAGTCATCCTGGAGCGCGGCGGTGGGAACGCTGTCAGCGGCCATATTGACGGCCTCTACGCCGCCCTCGGCCAGCTCGGTCGAGCCGACCGCCCCGGCCTTGATCTTGTCCTTGCTGACGGCGTGATCCGCCAGCTCGGCCTCGCCAACCTCGCCAGGTGCCAGGCCAGGAGCCAGCTCCTCGATCTCGGCGGCGACCTCGGGATCGAACTTCTCACCGGCCGGAGCGGCGGTGTCGAAGAATACGGTGGTCGTGGCCATGAGGTCAGGGTAACGGGTCGGAGGGCAACTACCGGCCAGCCGCGTTCAAGAAGGCGTCGAAGCTGGCCTCGACCTCCTCGTCGGAGAACCCCGGCGGAGGCGGCATATAGCCCTCGCCGTCGATGGCGATGGTGGTGGCGTCCGGCTTGTAGAGCTTGTCGTAATAGCTGCTCAGCTTCGCGCGGGCCTCGGTCTCGGTCTTGGCACCGTGGGTCGCGCTCTCCGCCCCGAGCTGCTCGATGGCGTCCAAGACGATGTGCATAGTCGGCACCTCGCGCATGACGCTGGCCACGCCGCGATCAGCGAACCGCAGCCGGATGGCCCTCCAGTTGTGCGCGGCCATCAACGCGAGGTTGATGACCGCCGAGTAGGGCGGGCACTGCCCGCCGTCGCGATTGCCCGCGAGACGCGCAGCATGGCGTCGGGCGGCATATCGTGGTCGGGGTCCATCATCCGGCTGAGCAGGTTCTCGAACTCGCCCTCGGCGAGGTGGTTCTGGACGAAGATGTCGAGGTAGTCGATCCGGCTCTGGCCGCTCACCTTGGAGTTGGCCGCGCCAGCCAGGGCCGGGATCGCGTTGGGCAGAGGCTTGCGGGCGTGGATGATGCCTACGCCATCCACCTCGATCTCATGGAACGGCGCGCCGGGCGGGGTTGGCGCATCTTGGGCGTCGGACTCGCAATCGACATACCCAGCTGGCGGATCGTACAAGTTGCCCTCCGAGGTCGGGAATGACCTTAGAGTACCGGCACCGCGAACAGATCGAGGCGCGTGCCGCCGGTCTCGTAGCTCGACTCCGCGCCTGAGCTGCCGCCGTCGATGGAGCCGTTCTCCCAGAACTCGCTGATGAAGCGCAGCTCGGCGCGGGCGGTGATCGTCTCGCCTGGCTGGAGCCTGGCCCAGCCGCACCGCTCCGGCGCGAGCGGGATGGTCACCGAGTTCATCCGCTCCTCGATGATGCCGAAGCTGGTGCCGGTGGCCAGGGTGCCCGAGCGGGCCATGTCCGCGCCGCAGCCCACCATCGAGCAGGGCACCAGCGCGCCAGCATCGCCGGGCGCGTTGAGCTTGTAGCCCGAGCTGAGCACCAGCGCGCCCCGGCTCCTGGCCTGGAGCGTCACCCGGCAGCCGCCGCGCGAGATCAGGCCGTAGACATCCTGGGCGATGGGCGAGTTGTTCGTCCAGGCCAGCTGGAGCGAGTGCAGCAGGTCGTTCTTATTGCCCGCCGCGCTCGCCGCCTGGCCCAGCCCGGCCAGGATCGAGGTCGAGCCGAACATGCCGGGGATGAAGGAGAACAGCGAGCCGAACAGGGAGCCGAGCGTGCCGAAGATGTCCAGGCCGGTGCCCAGCCCGGCGCTGGTCAGCGTGACCGGATACTGGCCGCTCTTGGAGGCCACCTCGGTCGAGCGGACCTGCCGCCACTGCATCCAGGGTTGAGGCTGGATGGAGCCGTCGGGGAGCACCTCGAAGTGATCGGGGTCCACGCAGTCGGCAAGAGGGGCGCTCATCAGAGGGAGCCTACCGGGCTGGCCAGTGCGCTCAGGCGCGTCCAGCGCGCGTATGCCTCGTTGCGCGGGGTCACATCCGAGTTGGAGCCGGGCACGATCCAGATGCCTGGGGTCTGCACCGCGGCGAGGTAGCGGAAGTGGAAGCTCTGCCGAGGCGGCACCACGCCCAGATCGACCCACACCTGGGAGTCGTCGCCGTCCAGGAACAGCCGCCCGAACTGGATGTCATCCGCCGCCACGCTGGCCCGGTCGATCTGGAGCCGCCCGCCGAACGTGTCGGCGATGACCGAGGGGAAGTCGGCCTCGGGCGAGGCTCCGATCTGGTGGCTCCAGGCGTCGTGGATGACCACGGTGCCCGGCGATTGCGCGATGATCGAGCGCGGCGCGCGGTGGACCAGGACATGCACGCGCTGGCGATCCTTGGAGTTGTTGAACCAGGTCAGGTCGCCGTCGATCATCGTCACCGGGTCCGGCGAGAGCTTGATCTCCCCGTCCTTGGTGGACTCGAGAAATTGCTCCGCGACCACGCGCGGGAGCCAGGTCCGAGCTGGCCCCAGCCCGGCGGTGTCGCTGATCATGTACTCGCCAGTGCAGAGCTTGAGGCTCATCCGGTCACCGTCCTGCCCTGGCGGGGGAACGCCTGGAGCTGGAGCCGCGCCCAGCCAGCCTCGGCCTCATGGGCGGGCGCGTTCTTGTTCGCGTTGTCGGAGAAGGGCGGCGGGGTCCAGACGTAGGTGCGATACCAGACGCTCAGCTTGTCGCCGGGCGCGAGCACCTCGCCCACCCACTCCTCGGAGGTATTCGTTCCCCACCAGTGCCAATACTTGCCGGGGTTCGGCTCGGCCACCGAGTTGGTCCCGATGTCGCCCGCGCTGCCGGTCTGGGAGTTGAAGATGCCCGAGACCACCGGCTCCGCTGCCTCGATGAGGTCGTCGCCCTTGGGCGTGATCGCCCAGCTCCAGCGATCTCGGAACTGGACGGCGTTGGGATTGCTGGTGATCCAGCGCCGCCAGCGCCGGGTGACCAGGATGCGCATCTGGTGATCGACCGGCGAGTCATTCGTCCAGCTGGCCTTGCGGTCGATCATCAGCAGGCCGGGCAGCGTGTCGGTCTTGAGGAGCTTGGTGGTGTCGGCGCTGGAGCTGGCCAGGACATCCACCACGTTGCGAGGCCGGGACCAGGGAGCCATCCGCAGCTTGCCGTCGGCTCCGATCACGCAGTTCTCGGAGACGCATACGCTCGGGGAGGTCACGCGCTCAGGGTATCGCGCTACGGTGGGGAGATGGGTCTCCAGAGCTTTGTCGCGGGCGTCGTCATCCAGGTCATCGAGGACGAGCGCACCCAGGCGGTGGCCGAGAAGCTGGTGGGCCAGGTGATGACCAAGTACGTCACCCCGCTGATCGCCCCGGCGATTGCCACCGCCATCGACAAGACGTTTGACCGGATCACCGATCTGGACCGCGATGGCAAGCCTGACGTGACCGAGATCAAGGATGCAGCTCAGGCGACGATCACCGCGCTGGTGCCGGACTTCTTGCGGCCCTGGCTCCCCAAGTTCTAGTAGGGAACCTGCTCCCACTTCACGACGGGGGTCCGGTAGAGGCCCACGTTGCGCACCAGCGGGTTGGTCGCGTGGAGCGCGTCGAACTCCTTGACCTTCTCCAGGGCCTCGTCCTTGTTGCGCCCCAGCGGCGTGCGCTGCTCGCTCCAGTTGCCGTCGTCCTTGGTCAGGGCGCGCAGCTCGGCCTCGTACTTGCGCTTGGCGTCGGTGTGATCGGCCAGCGCGCGAACGTGGCGGTCCTGGGCGTCGGTGGTCGCATCGGGGCCGGGCGGGAGCGGCTCCATCGGCTGAGCCGGGAGCTTCTCGGCGGGGCCGGTCCAGGCGTCGAAACCGAGGGCGTAGTCGTAGGAGGCCATGAGCGCGATCCTAACTGGCCAGCGGGCCGAGGCTGAGAGCTGCGGTGCTCACGCGGATGATGTCGCCCGCCACGCCGCCCTTGGCGACCGAGGCAGCTGCCGACCAGAGCGGATTGCCGCCGCTGGCGGCGTCCCAGAACGAGCCGTGGGTGATCGTGTTCGCGCCGCCCAGGGTGTGCTCGGGAGCGCCGGAGAGGTTGATCCCGCCGCCGGACGCCGCGCCGAACGGCACAGCCACCCGAGCGGTGTTGGTGGCGATGTTGGCCGTCATCGCCGCGCCGGGCGCGCCGACATGGGCCTGGAAGTAGACCGTCGTCGGCGGCGTGTAGGCCACGCCACGGCAGACGTGATCCAGCAGCTTGTTCGCTAGATAGGTGCTGATGCCCTCGGCCACGGCTCAGAGCTTACTGGCTGGGCGTGGTGGGAACCGGCTGCCACTCGACCTTGGCGGCGTAGATGCGCTTGAGGTCGGTCATCCGCTCCTCCTCGGGGCGGGCCTGATTCTCGGCCCAGCCGCCCTGCATCTGCTCGTAGCTGATAGCTGGGGCGATCTGGGTCTCGTAGGTGGGCGGCACCGTGTAGGGGTAGACCGGGGCGGTATAGCTCCAGCCGAAGGAGAACACCGCGTCGTCGGTGGGGTCGCCCTCGTTCCAGTCGAACCAGTCCGGCGAGGGAGCACGCACGACGGTGAAGTTGCGCGCGCTCTCGCCGAAGTAGTTGGCGTAGTAGGCGATCTGGGACTCAGCCGTCGCCTCGTCGGGCATCGGCGCGGTCACCGTGGCCCAGCTGTCGGGGTCGCTCGGGTCTTGGAGCTGCTCGAACTGGAGGCCGTAGGTGTAGGGCATCGCGCCCGCCGGGGAGGTCATTCCGCCGAGGCTACTACTGATAGCTGCGCACCCAGCCGCGACCGCGCCCACCAGGCCCGGCCTTGTTCCCCGAGAACAGCCCGCCCTTGGCTCCTGCGCCGCCGCCTCCCGGCCAGCCGCCCGCCGCCGAGCTGCCCGCGCCGCCGACCCCGGCGGCGTAGTTCTGGCCGTTGAGCACCAGCGGGTTCGGCGTGGCGGTGCCGCCCTGCATATTGCCCGCCAGGAACCCCGCAGAGCCGCCAGCGGCGCTCAGGGTGCCCATCCCGGCGATGGTCATGGTGCTCGCCCCGCCAGAGGCTCCTGGAGAGCCAGGGATCGCGCCCAGGCCGAGCGCGCCGCCATCGCCGCCGCCTCCGATGGCCACCGGCCAGTTGATCACGCTCCAGGCCAGGTTCCCGCTGGCGTCGGTGACCGGCCCGCGCACGATGGTGATGGTGGCCCACGCGCCAGCGCCAGCGCCGTCGCCGTTGAACCCGCAGCAGCCCGAGCCTTGCCCGCCACCGCCGCCGCCCATCAGGACGAGATCGTTGAAGTTCGACCAGCGCCGGACGGTATGGGTGAAGTTCTGCCCGCCGGTCGTGCCGGTCGTGCCATAGGTGTCGGTGACCTCGGCGGTCGGAGGGAACCCGAACGCCAGCCCGCGCGTGGCCGCGATGGTCTGGGAGAACGCCTCGCTCAGGAACGCGCCCAGGCCGAGCGAGGGCGTCACCGTGAGGGCCTTGGGCAGGCTCATCATCTGAATCGGCGTCATGGCCAGCGCCGGGGTCACCGCGAGGGCGCGCGACACGTCGATGGTCTTGATGTTCCCGAGTACCAGGTTGGGGGTGAGGTTGAACGCCTGGCTGAGCGTCACCGGGGCGATCTTGAGCATGGCCAGGGACTTCTGGAGGGTGATCGACAGGGCGATCCCCAGGGCATAGACGCCGTGCATCTCCAGCGCGGTGGTCGCCTCGATGTTGCGCTCCAGGCTGAGCATCCCGAGCTTGGTCAGCGCCAGCTGGCGGTCGGTGGTCAGGTAGAGCACCTCCAGGCCGACGGCCTTGATGAACTCCAGCTCCATCTCCTCGATCCAGTGGACCGTGAGCGCGGTGTCCAGGGCGATGACCGCCCACCAGCCCGGCGGAGGCTTGACGTGGAACTCCTCCGGCGCTGGCTCAGGGTGCCAGCCAGGCGGCGGCAGGATCAGCTGGCCCGGCGAGGGGCGCTCGGGATACCAGGGCATCAGGCAATCCCGACGCGCGTCACGGCGAACCACGACTGAGAGCCGTCGGCCATCGTGGCGGCATCGCCGGTATTGCTCATGTTGGCGGTGAAGTTCATGCCCGGCTCGATGTAATCGCCGGGGTTGAGCGGCACGATGAAGCTCGCGTAGGTGGCGTCCTCCAGGGTGGTGTTCACCGAGAACCCGAGGTTGAGCTGGTTGCCGCCCCAGCCGCACCGCTCATAGATCGCACCGTTCTTCCACAGCAAGCCGTGGCCGAACGAGCCGGAGGCGTACTGGCCGTGGAGGATGCGATATTGCACCAGGTAGGTGCCCTGCTTGCTCACCGTCAGGCGGCAGTTCGTGCCCGGCGTATAGGTCAGGTCCGGCGAGATGTAGTCGATGGTCTCGTAGAAGTTGGCGGGCATCTTCTGCGCGCCCGAGGGCACCGTAGTATCCGCGCCGACGCGGCGGCTGGCGCGGAAGGTCGAGCCGATCACCGCGGGCGGCGCGTTATCGACCACGCTGGCCCCGGCCACCGATCCGGGCGTGTTCGAGCCGTCGGTCTCCGAGATCGCGCCCCAGTACATGTGGGCGGCGTCGAGCGTGGACTGGAACGCCGCTGGCTCGATCCCATCCCAGACGATGGTGTCGCCGGAGAGAACCTGATGGCGGCGGGCGTTGGTGCCCACGCCCATCACCACGCGCAGATCGAGGCTCCAGGTCAGGCTGATGTTCGAGGCCCAGGCGTGCTCGACGCCGCCGATGTAGGAGCCGATGTCGCCCTTATAGCTCAGGAACCCGGTGCAGTAACCGCGCGCGAACACGAAGTCGGTCATGGCGGCGTTGGCCCGCCCGACGCTCCAGATGCGCACGTTGGTGCCCTGCTGGGGCGGGCTGGCCATCGTGCCGCGCACCACCTGGAACGAGGTCAGCGTCGGGGTCGGGTACTGCATCGTGGCCCGGCGATAGCCGTTGCCCGCCGTGGACCAGACCGCCTGCCCGCCGCTGATCGAGAGCACCGAGGTGCCTGGCCCCGAGTAGGTCAGATTGAACAGGCCCGAGGGGAACGCGCCGTCGGGGTAGTCGGCGAAGTTGATCCCGAACCGCCGCCCGCCGACGCTGGAGCTGGTCGCTTGGGACTCCAGCTCTTGGACCTTGCGGGTGTTGGCGGTGAGCATGTCGAACAGGTTCGACATGACGTGCTCGGCGTCATCGACCAGCGCGCCGACGATGGTCTCCCCGGCCTGGGTCGCGCCGCTCAGCGCGCCGGTCGCCTTGTCCACCAGCCCGCCCAGGGCGGGCACCTGGCTCAGGCCGTTGGGCAGCACGATGGCGGCGAGGTTCGACAGGTAGGCCGAGTCGAACGCGCCGGTCAGCGGATTGAGCTTGCTGATCCTGGTGGCGACATCGGTGAGCTGGCCGGAGCCGGAGCCGACGGGGAACCCGCCGAACACATCGAGCAGGTCCAAGAAGTCGTCTATCCGCGCCTGGATGCCGCTCCACAGCCCGCTGATCGCGTCGAGGAGGCCCGAGACATAGCCCTGCGGCAGGAGGCCGGACTTGCTCACCGACGCCTGGCCGAACTTCACCACGCCGCCGGTCGCGGCCGGGGTGACCGTCAGCTCTTGGATCGCGCTCACAGCGCCCGCTGGGACGGGCAGGGAGCCGGTGAGGGCCTGCCAGCCGCCGACCCCGCCGCTGGTGCCCGCAGCGCCTCCCTGGGCGGCTAGAACGGGCGCTCCGATCATCGCCCCGGCGGCGTTGTAGAAGCTCACCAGGACGCGGATGGGGTTGGCTCCCGAGGTGAGCAGGCCCTCCCACTTGGCCTTGCCCATCACATCGAGGGTGTCGCCCTCGGAGACCGGGATCGCGTTGGAGAAGATCGTGTGCGTGAGGCCGTCGGCGATGAGCTTGGCCACGCCTGGGGTATCGACGCCATCGGTGTTGTCCCAGAGCCAGTCGGTGAACCCGGCCAGCGTGTCGGGGTTGGAGAAGTCGGGGTCATCGAGCAGCTCGGCGATGATGTCGCGGATATGGGCCAGCGGGAGCAGCGGCAGCCGCCCGATGTCCACCGGCCCGCCCAGCTCGATCTTGAAGAAGTCGGAGAGCTTGGAGAGCGCCGCCAGCGGATCGACGCCGGAGCCGGTGAGCAGCTGGTAGAGATCGGCGAACTTGGACTCGATCATCCCGATGACATCGCCGATGGGACCGCCGCTATCGGGCAGGCCATCGAGGGCGAGCTGGAGCTGCTCGGGGGTGACGAACTTCTTGGCCAGGCCCGAGAGGTTCACCGCCTGGCTGGCCACCTCGGTCGCGCCCTGGCCGTCGATGAGCACCGTCTGGCCGGGCCTGGTGGCGATGAGGTTCCCGGTGGCCTGCTCGGTGGAGAGCACCCAGTCGCCCACGCGCATGGTGCGCGCGCTCTCCAGGCGGGTGAGCCGGTCGTGGAACGAGCGGATCAGCTCGGGGTCGGTGGTCGGGTTGCGGCCCGGCGTGAGCGCGGTGGTGCTCATCCGGCCCTCCCCAGGGAGGTGCCGCCGAGGGTTGTCTTGGGCACGTTCTTATTCTGCGCGGTCTCTAGCTCGATGAAGTTGCCCTCGGAGTCGCGATCCGGCAGCGAGTCCATCGTGACCTTGACCGAGGCCACACCGCTGCGCCGCTCGCACTCGACCACCGTCAGCTCCATCATCTCGCGCACGCCGTCAGCCTCCAGGACGAACCGGGCGCTGGGCATCAGCTCGTCAATGTGGGTCGGCGCGTCGGGGTGCAGCTCGGTGCCGCTGGGCAGCTCCAGGCGCGTGCGCACCATCGAGGCGTTGCGGACGTACTCCTCGGCCGCGCGCCGCACATTGCCGACACCGAACATATCGTCCAGGTTGGCGATGGTCTGGAGGTTCTGGCCGTAGAAGTCGCGCCGCGCCCGGCCGAGGTTGTCCGGCCCGCGCACCAGCACGTCGTTGAATACGGCGGTGCCATCGCGCACGAAGTTGATCCCGTCGCCGATGAAGTCGTCCTCGCCGAGCACGGCCACCGGCTCATGGCCGACCGGCCCGATGATCGGGGTGCCCGAGACCACCGCCCAGCGCAGCCCGAGGTTCACCAAGTCCTTGAGGGTCTGATCCATCATCTGCTGATCGGTGACCACCTGGAAGTCGTACCGCTGGCCCTCGGGGTCGGGCCGAACGATCGCGCGGCTCTTGATGCCCTGGACCTCCAGCATCTCGGCCCACACCTCGCCCGCCGGGTAGGCCGGGTCGATCCCATCCCACCGCTTGGTCATCGGGTTGCGGGTGCGCGCCAGGTAGGCGGCGTGGTCCTTGCACTCCAGGCCCAGCCCGGCGCGGCTGGCGGTGGCCTTCTGGATAGGCCCGGTCCACAGGAGCACGTCGCGCGGCCCGTCATAGATCGAGACCCAGTGCAGCCAGGGCACCATCTTGGGGAGGCGCTCCAGGCCCGGCTGGGGCGGCAGGGTTATCGAGGCCGAGCTGGCGTCCCGCTGGCGTCGGCCCCAGGTCGAGTCGGCGTAGTGCTCGGGCGCGAACTCCCAGAGCGTGATGCCATCAGCGGTGTGGAGGCTGATCAGCTGCTCGTCGGTGATGACGGCCACTACGCCTCCCGGTCAGCCAGGCTCAGCTCGATCTCGAACTGTGCGTCGCCGTCGGTCACCGCCACCAGCTCCCAGCACAGCGAGCGGTCGATGAGCGCCGGACGCCAGGGCGCGCCGGTCGGGGTGCCGATGATGTTGACCGGGCGCATCTTGCGGCCGTGGTAGTAGACCCAATAGCGCCCGGTGATCCCGTCCAGGTACAGCTCGGCGGTCGGCGGCAGCTCGTTGACCTGGAACGGAAACTGGCCGGCATCGCAGCCCAGCAACGCCGAGCAGCGCCGCCAGCTCCCCTGGAGGGTGAGGTCGTGCGCGCCGGTATTGCGGATGATCAGGCTGGCCACGGTCTCATGGCAGCGCAGCGGATAGTCGAACGTCGGCACCTCGGCCACATGGGTGACCACCGCGCAGACCGGGAGGCAGCCGCCGCAGGTCGGAGGCGGCGTGGTCACCACGTCGATCTTCTCGGGCTGGCAGCTGGCCGCGTAGAGCACCGGCATGTCGGTCGAGCAGCTCGCTGGCTCATCGCAATCGGCGGCGTGGACCCACTTGATCGGCTCGGTGACCACCTCGTCCCAGGCGATGGGCGTGGTCATCGGCGGGCTGTAGGAGTGCGGCCGGGTCACCGTCAGCTCCCAGGTCACCCGGTACATCGTGGCCTGGTTGTTGGGACGGCGGCTGGCGTTGATCGAGTCGCTGATCTGGACCTCTTGGGTCAGCATGACGCCGTGGACCTCGCGCACCAGGGTGGCCGGATCAGCGGCGGAATCGCCGGGGTGAGCGGCGAGGTAGCGCAGCACCGAGTCGCTGCGCTGGTTGGCCTCACGCAGCTGGCAGTTGAGCCACTGGAGGCCGTAGGTCAGCCCGGCGTTGGAGCACGCCATCAGCATCGCCTCGAACGTGACCTTGCGGCTGGGCGTGCGCACCGGCCCCGGCGCGCCGCCATCGCCAGCCATCTCCTGGACCTCGACGCCGACCGGGGTGGAGTCCAGGCCCTTCACGTCCATCACCCAGACGCCGTTGAACTCCGCGCTCTCGGGCACCCGGCTGGTGTACCAGGGAGCCAGCTCGGGGCGATAGATCGTGTCGCCCAGCATGGTGGGCAGGCCCGGCCAGGAGTCGTCGTAGCCGATGCGATCCCGGCAGTCGAAGCAGAGCGGCTCAGGAGTCCAGCAGTCGCCGACGATGGCCAGGCCCGGCCCGTAGAGCCGTGAGCCGTCCGGCACGGTGCCCAGGAGCCGCCCCGGCGCGATGGGCACCGAGGAGGCCGGAACGGTGCCCAGGAGCCGCCCTGGGGCGATGGGAGCGATGGCGCAGTCCTCGGCCGGAGTGAGCAGGCCGATGTCCCGCGTTGGCACCTCCGCCCCGATATGGGCCACCACGCGGGAGGAGTTGGCGATCTCCGTCCCGTTGAGGGCGAAGTAACCGCGGAACGCCACGCGCCCTCCTTCTACGGCATCAAGCTGAGCAGCCGGTTCTGGACCTTCTCGGGAGTTTCCCTCCCGCCGATCACTGTAATGGGCGCGTTGACCGTCCGGTTGCCGCCGCTCCCGAACCCACCGCGCTCCAGCGCCGAGACGAACCGCGAGAACAGGTTGGTCTCGACGGGTGAGAGCACCAGCTCCGGCTCGTTGGTCGCCTTGGGCAGATAGCCGATGCCCTCGGCCATGCCGCCGTTGTCGAACGGGAGCGCGCCGAACAGCGTGTCGCCGGGGATCATGGTGCTCGCGCCGCCCAGGGTGCCGCCGAGCAGGCCGGAGAAGATACCGAGCACGCCGCCCAGGAGCGTGGCCAGCAGCCCGCCCGCCGGATCGAACAGCGCGGCCAGGCCAGCGCCGCCGAACAGGCCGGTCATCTGGTCGCCGAACTGTGACATCAGGCCCTCGGCCACCATGTCGATGATCGTCTGGCTCATGGCCAGGGCGAAGTCGGTGCCCACCTCGGCGGCGATGTCCACGCCAGCCTGGCCAGCCGAGGAGATCACCGAGGACACGATGCCGCCAGCTGGCCCGCCGCCCGCGCCGGAGACCGCCGCCCCGGCCGCGCTCGCGCCCGCCTGAATGACCGAGTTGGCCACCGCCTTGGCGATGGGCACGATGACCTTCTCGATGAGGTACTTGATGATCGCCTGGATGACGATCTTGAGGATGCGGATGCGCTCAGCCGCCGCCGTCTCGGTGCTGGTGCTCGACCGCTCGATCAGGCCCGAGGTGTCGTTGAGCAGACGGCCCTGGGCGTCGAACGCCTTGAACGCATCACCGCGGAATGTGCGGAAGTCGTCGCTCATCTCCATCATCGTGTCGCGGGCCTCGATGTCCACGCCGATCATCTTGAGCAGCACGCGGACCAGGAGGTTGACGATGGTGCCGATGATGGGCACCTCGGAGACCCCGAAGAACTCCGCGCCGACCACATCGTTGACGTTGACCCCGCCACCAGTGGCGAAGTGCCGGATGCCGCCGCGCTTCTCCATCGCCCGGCGGAACGCCTCGACGCCGTGGACCCCGCCCATCCGCGCGACATCGCCGCGATCCAGGACGAACTCGCCTTGCTGGGCCAGGATGGGCACCGAGTCCTTGCCGGGGATGCCGCCCCAGACCGCGCCGCCGCCTGCGAACAGCCCGCCCAGGGCGGTGTTGAACGGAGCCGCCGCCTGGGAGCCGATGGTGCCGCCAGTGCTGGCCGCGCCCGAGGAGTTGACCGGCAGGCTGGCCACCGCGCTCTTGACGGCATCGGCAATCGGCGGAGCTGCGGCCTGGCCGATGGAGGTGCCCAGGCCGTTGAGCACCGAGTCCTTGAGATCGCCGAGGGCCTCCTGGACGCCCGCCTTGATGATCGGGGTGACGGCCTCGTCGTTGAGCTTGGCCGCGACCTGTTGCACGGCGTCGGTGAGCTGCTGCTTCATCGCGTCGAGCTGGGCGTTGAGCGAGGTGAACGTGCGGTCGATCAGCCCGGCGGTGTCGGAGAACAGCCGCCCGCTGGCGTCGTAGCCGCCCGCCTGGGTCACCGCGTCCGGCCCGGCCCCGCCCTGGCGGGTGAAGTCTTGGACGTTGATCCCGAGCGCCGCCGCCAGCGCCATCGGGTTGTGCTCGGCCACCAGGTCGGCCAGCTGCGCGTTGGGCTTGCGCTGGTCGGCCGGGGTCTGGATCGCCGAGCTGATGCCCGCGCCGAGGTCGCCGATGACATTGCCCGCCGCCTCCTGGCCACCGGCCGCGAGGCCGTCGGCGAGCGGCTTGAACAGCGGGGCCATGTTCGCGCCCTGGCCGAAGTTGGTGACGTAGACCGGCACGACGCCGCCAGCGCCGCCGAGGCCACCCATCCCGCCAGCGCCGTACATCCCGGCCGCGCCGCCGGTCACCGGCAGCGACATGATGTTGGGCATACCGGCCGCGCCCTTGGCATTGCCGCCGTAGGTCGCGCCCTGGCCAGTCGCGCCGCCGCTCTCGAAGTTGACGCCGTTGGGCAGCGTGGCGCGCATGTGCTCGTCGGACCAGCCGATCTGCAACATGCCGGGCACCGCGCCCTGGACCGCGCCCAGCCCGGCGAGCACGCCGCCAGCGGAGTGGGTGTCGAACAGCCGCTCGGGGGTGGCCTGGCCCTTGGTGATCAGCTCGACCAGATCGGAGACCGCGCCCGAGCAGTCGCTCAGGCCAGCCGCCAGGTCGCTCGCGCCCCACTTGTAGGCCCCGCCGCTGGCGCGCTGGGCGAAGGTAATCAGGCCCATCGCGTCGGCGGTCATCCCGCTGGGCACGCCACCGGCCACCGCCGGGAACGGGGTCTGGCCAGCGCCGGGCAGCCCGCCGGTCACGTTGGTCGCGCCGGGCTGCTGGAGCGCGGAGTAGTTGGCGGGCCAGAGGCTCTGCGGCGTGCGGCCCTGGCCCAGCGCGTTCATCGCCGCCTGAATCTGCTGCTCGCGGGTGGCCTGGTCGGCGCGCGCCGGGAACCCTGGGAGCTTGTACTGGTCCCAGGTGCCCTGATCGAACTGGAGACCGCCGAAGTACCCATTGCCGGTGTTGGCCTGCCAGCCGCCGCTGCTGCCCGCCTCCAGCTTCATCAGCGCGTCGAAGTTCAGCCCGCCCGCGCCAGCCGCGCCGGGCAGCCCGCCCATGCCGGGAGCCGCGCCGGGCACCCCGCCCTTCTTGACCATCTGGTCGTGGAAGCTCTGGAGGCTCTTGACGATGGAGGAGTTCTGGGTGTCGAGCACGCCCTGGTAGCCCGGCCCGCCGATGATCTGCTGGATAAGCTCGGCGATCTGGTCGTCGGCCAGCCCGCCCTTCTTGTTCCGAGCCGACGTGATCGCGGTGATGACCGGCGAGTTGGCGTTAAGGCCGATGCTCGATACGTCGGCCAGATTGCCCGAGTGCGAGAAGGCCACCAGCGCGGCGGCGATCTGGCCCGCGTTGGCCGGACTCATCCCGCCAGCGCCCAGCGCGCCGCCCTGGCCCGCGCTGGTCATCGCCTGCTGCTGGGCCTGCATCTGGTCGGTGAACGCCTTCTCGAAGTAGTCCACCGGGTTCTCCCCGATGATCTCCTCCGGCTTGAACCCGAGGGCCTGGAGCGCCCCGGCCATCGCGTCGTAGGCCCGGTTCTTGGGCTTGATCGGAGTGCCGAACGGGCCGATGCCGCCGCCGCTCATGCCGGGCAGCTTGGCCACGCGCTGATCGGCCATGTACTTCATCTGGTCGCTGGTGAGCTTGGTCAGCGGACCCATCGGGGCCAGCTCACGGCCGGAGAGGATGTCGTAAATGCCCTTGGCGTAGTTCGGCTCCGAGGCATTGCCCGGCCCCGGCCCCAAGAAGTTGGGGTCGAGGTGGGTCTGGACGCCGCCGTCATCGAACCCGACGATGCCGCCGTTGGCGTATCCCCGGCGGCTCAGGTTCGAGCGGAACATCGAGTTGATCGCGTAGACGCCCGCCGAGCCGCCCAGACCGCGCACGGCCTCGGGGATCAGCACGCCCTCGCCCGGCGAGACGCGCGCCCACAGCGAGTCCCGGCCAGGCGCGTAGCCGGGGAACACGCCACCGCTGGCGTGCCCGCCGGTATCCCAGCCGCCCAGCGCCGGAGGCAGCGGAGGCCCGCCGGGAATCGGCCCCGGCGGCGGCTGGCTGGTGTCCATGTGCGGCTGAATCTCGGGGTGGAGAATCATGTTCGTGTACTGCGCAAAGAAGGAGTTCATGTCCATCTGAGCGCGCTGGAGCGCCAGCGGGTCGATGCTCACCTTGATCGAGCCGTCGGGGAGGTGGGTGATCTTGACGCCGAGCGCCTCCAGGGCGGCGTCGGCCTCCTTCACCTTGGCGTCGTCGGGGTTGAGCACGATGGGCTTGCCATCCACGATGTCGATCTGCTCGCCCATCCCGCGCAGGATGTCCACCACCGCCGGAGCGTTGGGCATGTCCATCGTGATCGGGACATCCTTGGGGATCGACTCCACCGCGGTCTTGACCGCCGCCACCGCGTCGGCCGCGCCGGGGAGGTGGAGGGCCTGGGCGAGCTGATCCATCGCCGGAGCGGCGGTCTGAGCCGCGCCCTGCATCCCGAGAATCTGGTCGCGCATCTGCTGGAGCTGCTGGGCGGCGAACGCGCCGTCCGGCCCCATCATCCGCAGGTTGGTCTCCAGGGCGTCGAACTGTGGCTGCGCCCCGGTGATCTGCTGGGCCAGCTCGGCGTTGGACAGCCCGAGCCGCCCGAGGGACTCCGAGAACCCCTTCGCCGTCTGCTCGCCGTAGTGGCTCTTGATCGAGTCCGGCAGCGCGCCGAGGTTCTGGGCGATTGCGCCCTGGACGCCCGCGTCGGTGAGATCGCCCTTGGAGGTCAGGAGCGAGTCGTTCACGTCCTTCTGGGCTTGCTGGAGGCCCGCGAGCGCCGCCGCGCTCTGCTGGAGGCTGGCCTGGTACTCCGCCTGGGCAGCTGCGGCCTCGCGCGACTTCTGGGCGTTCTCGCCCAGCAAGAAGTTGACGCCCGCCAGCGCCGCGCCCACCGCCGCGCCACCGGCCGCACCGATGGCGGTGCCGACGCCGGGGATCACCGAGCCGATGGCCGCGCCGGTCAGCGCCGAGCCGCCCACCGTGGAGAGCGCGCCGATCACCTTGTCGCCGGTCGAGTCGGCGTTGAGCTGCTCCATCGTGCCGCCCGCCATGAACCCCAGCCCGAGGAGGCCCTTGGTCGAGCCGAGCGCGCCCAGCCCGGCGCGGGCACCGCCTGCGATCCGCTGGCGTCGTGACCCACCGGCCCCGCCAGCCACGGCGGTGCCCGCGTTGACCGCCGCCGCCTCCAGCTGGCCGAACCTGCCGATAGCCGAGTCCAGGCCCGCGATGAGCGGCTTGAAGATCGTGGAGGTTTTCCAGGCCAGCAGCGCCACCCCGGCGGCGGTGATCAGGCCGGGGAACTTGGTCAGTAGATCGAGCGCGGTGTGTAGGAACGGGAGGAGAATCTCCGCCCACATGTGGCTGGCCTTATAGATGTCCAGCAGCACCTTGCCCAGGTCGAGCAAGATCGGACCCCACTGCTCCATCTGCTCGCGGCCGTCCTTGAAGAACTGCGTGAGCGCCGACTGGCCAGAGGCCGAGCCGGTGAGCGCGGCCAGCTGGCCGGTGGCCTTCTGGAGCCAGGGCAGGAACCCACCGCCGGTCGCGGCCTGGTCGAGGTTGTGGATGACCTTGAGGATGTTGAGCGCGCTCTCGGCGAGCTGGTGCATCCCGGTCACGCCGTCGTTGATCCACTTGGCCAGCTGGCCGGTCTCGGCGGCGTGGGTGATGAAGCGGTCGAACCGCTCGGCCCCGGCCGCGAGGCCGTCGGCCAGGCGCGGCAGCACGCCGGTCCCGCCCTTGGTCAGGACGAGCAGCGCGTGGGTGAGCGGCGCGATGACCTTCTGGTTGATCTTGGTCTGAGCCGTGGCGGTATCGCCGAGGATGCCGTCGAGCAGGTTGAGGTTGCGGTTGTCCCGCATCGAGCTGGTGATCGCCTTGAGCGTGCCGTTCCAGGCGGTGCCCAGCTCGCCGAGCCGCCCCGAGAGCCGGGGGATCACCTTGTCGGCGGTCTGCTGGAGATCGGTGTCGAACCCGGCGAACATCCGCCCGGCCACCATCTTCTGGAGATCGAGGAGCGGGCCACGCACCAGCCCGGCGACGGTCTTGGCCACAGCCTGAGCGGCTGGGTCCATGTCCTTCATCGCCTCGGTGGCCTTCTCGAAGTCCTTGGGATCGCCGGACTTCATCGCCTCGGTGAGCGCCTTGACGGCATCGCCCATGCCGTGGAACCCGAGCACCGCGGTGCCAATCGACGCCGCCGCCGCGCCATAGATGCCGGGCAGCGCGAGGCCCGCGCCCGCCAGCTGCTCGATGGACGCGGTGAGGTTGGTGACGGCGGTGGCCGCAGCTGGGAACGAGCCGATGCCCAGCGCCATCAGGTTGAGGCCGGGGCCGGAGGTCAGGAACCCGAACCGGCCACGCCCGCCCTGGAGGAACCCGCCCCGGTGGATGTCACCGGGACCGCCGCGCCGTGGAGGCCCGCCGCCTCCCGAGCCGCCACCAGAACCGCCCCCAGGACCGCCTCCTGTGGGCGTAGCGGCGTTTGCCGCCCTGGCGGCAGTGTTGGCCGCGATGGCGGCTGTCTGCTTCTCCCAGGCCCGCGTAACGGCGTTGATCGAGCGGGCGCTCACGCCCGAGGCCACCCGCGTCTTGGCGGCTACCTTGTCGGTCTCCTCGCCCACGTTGTGGACGGCATCGGCGGCGATCTTGGCCGCAGCTGCCTGAGCCGAGCCGGACTTCTCCGCCGAGCGGCTGGTCTGCTCGTACTCGCGCTGGACGGCGTTTAGCTCGCGCTGAATCTCCGCCAGGGCCGGGGCGATGGCCCGGCGCACCGCCTCGCCCAGCTTCGCCGACAGATCGCTGGCGTCAAGCTCAACGCCCAGGCTGATCTTGCCGACATCGGTCACCCGGTCAGGCTATCGCAGTGACGTGGGATTACTTGGCAGCGTCGGGGGTCGCTGGCTTATCAGCGTTGACGGCAGCCATCACGATGGCGTTGAACAGCTCGCCCACCGTGTCCACGTCGTAGTCGTTCTCGTCGGGGTCCATCAGCCGGGAGAACACCCGGCCGTAGCTCTCCGGCGAGAGGTGGCGGGCGATGAACAGGCCGGTGAGGTCGTTCTTGACGCCCAGGCTGACGTACTTGGAGCTGGCCAGCGAGAAGGCGGCGAGCGCCTGGCGGGTCGGCAGCCGGATGCCCAGCTTGTCGCCCTTGAACTCCAGCCAGTCGTAGGGCCAGTCCTCGCCGAGCTTGGAGACATCGACGGTCGGCGCGAGGGCGATGGTGGTGCCCGGCCCCTCGGCCTCGACCACGGTGGGGTCGGCGTCGGGATCGTCGGCGAGCTTCTCGTCATCGCCGGGCTGGGGATCGAGGCCCGCCAGCTGGCGGCTCTTGGCGGCGGCGTAGTCGGCCCGGCGCTCGTCCTCGGTGAGCAGCGCGGCGCGCTCCTCGGGAGTGCGCGGGGTCGCGGTGCCCTTCACCCTCGCGGCCAGCTCGGCGCGCTCGGCGTCGGTCATGGCCGGGCGATCCTCCTGGGCGTGGTCGGTGAGATCGGGCGGCGGAGCCAGCTGGGCGTCGGCGGGGCCGGTGGAGCCGTCAGCGTTGAACGTGGTCATAGAGTGATCCTTCTGTCCGAGGCCATCGACGCGACCATACCACCATGCCCGAGAAGGGCGGGGAACTCAGTCGTTCGGCACCGCGCCCGGCGGCGGCGCGCTCCAGCTCCCGGCCGGGGCCATGTGATCGCGGCAGTCGTTGGTCTCGGCGGTGAGCACGATCTTCTCGCGCCACTGGCCAGGCGGGTTGGGCGCGAGCGCCAGCGAGTTGTCGGGGCAGCGCCAGGTGCAGCTGTAGCCGCCCGCGCCAGCGTTGGAGAGCAGGCCGAAGTTGAAGATGTCGCCGCCCGCCAGGCCGATGCCGCCCGCGTGGAACCCGCCCGCCTCACAGTGCATGTGCGCGCCGTTGGCCTCGGTCGGGTAGTCGCAGAACTCGCCCTCGCCGCCGAGCACATCAGCGCCCATCGAGACCGCCGGGTAAGGGCAATGGAACGGGCTGTCGGCGTGGGCCGGGGCGGCGAAGCTCACCAGTGCGGCGAGCATCGCAGCGATCAATCCGAGGCGCATCAGGTTCTCAATCCAGCTCGACGTACTCAAGGCGGATGTCGGGGTCTTGAGCCGCCACCCTAGTCGCCGAGGTGCGCAGGAACGGCCGGGCGCGCGTGCCGGGATGCCAGACGCTCTTGCGGAACACCTCCCGGCCGTGCCAGAAGAAGTGGAGGTACTGAGCATGGCGGGCGCGGATGAGATGCGGGCGGCTGCCCTCATGGACAGGCGCGGCGTAGTTGGCCGTGGCCTCCACGCCGCCGCTCACATGGAACGGGGTGTAGTGCTGGGGCATCTCGCCGATGGTCCGGCCGAGGTTCCCGGTGCGCACTGGCACCGCCGCTCGCGCCTGGTTGGCGATGCGCCGGGTCAGGCTCCGGTGCTTGCGCCGGAGCATCACGCCGGTCTGGCGCTCCAGGCGCGCCTCGTCAATGTGGATGCGCGCGGTGGCCCGCGCCGCCATCAGGACTCGTCAGCGGCGGGAGCGCCGGAGCGGGCCACGAAGTCGTCGTAGGCGGCTTGCAGCTCCTCGCGGTCCTTGCCCGCCACCTCGATGTCGGTATGCTCGCCGACGAACTCGGCCCACTTCTCGGTGCTGGCGTTCTTGGCCGGAGGCTTGATCGGGTCGGGCAGCGGAGCCGCCTCGACCTCGCCGCTCTCCTCGTCCACCACGTTGGCGAACCCCTTGGCGACGTAGGCCCGCACCTCCTTGGAGTCCTGGACCTCGCGGCGCTCGCCGCGCGCCAGGCCAGCAGCCGGGGTGATTGATCCCTCGATGACGATCTTGGCCATGTCTATCCCTCTCAGAAGCTCGCGTACAGGACGGCCGTCCAGGCGATCACGCCACCCTCGGGGCCATACGGAGCGATCGTATCTGTGCCCACTGCACGCCCGCCGTCCTCGGTGCTGATGAGCTTGGCAGCCATGCAGAGGGCCTCCTCCAGCCGCCAGCTCACGTCCTGGCTGATGTCGGCCTCGGTGCGGTACTCGCTCCAGCTCGGCTCCTGATCGACCACCGCGCACCAGCCCACGCCCAGCTCGACGGCGACCACCCGAGTCAGCCCGCACGGCGAGGCGTTGATGGCCGGGGCCGGGAAGCTCTGGGAGCGGTAGCGGCGCATCGTGCGGACCCAGACGAACGGCTCCTCGCAGCCCTGGCTGGCGTGGGAGTCCCACGCGGCCAGCGGAGCGCCATCCCCGGCGAAGCGCCGGACGTTCTCGGTGACGCCGACCTTGGGCGGGCACTGGCCAGCGCCGAACCAGTCGAGCAGCGCGGTCTCGACGGCCTCGACCACGACCAGGGCGGGGTCGGTGCGGCAGTCCACCATCAGATCACCGTCGGCGCGGCGAGGAGGTGGTTGGGGTTGATCGAGGCCAGCCAGAGATCGACCTCGGGCAGGCCGGTCTTGCCGTTGGCATAGATCACGGCCGGATCGTAGGCCCGGTAACTCACGCCCTGGCGCGAGACCGCGGTGACCGTGCGCGGCAGGCGGCACTTGCCCTCGCCGGAGTTGATCGCGGCCAGGAACTCCTTCGCCAGGATGCCGGTCAGCTCCGCGCCGCCCGCCGGGACCGGGATGCCGCGCCGGTAGGTCACGCTCCAGGTGTTGGCGTCACCGGCTGGCCGGTTCAAGTCCTGGGGTGGCCAGGGCGCGGTGCGGCGGTAGAGCTTGTTCTCCTCCAGCGCCCACTGATCGGCTGGCAGCTCAGCGCCCGCGATCTTCACGCTGGTCACGTCATAGACCGGGCCGGGGAGATGGACTACGTTGGGGCCGGTCTCCTTGCAGGAGCCGATGCAGCCGCAGCTCCAGTTGATCCAGCGGTCGCCCTCCCAGCTGAGCAGGTAGGAGGTCACCCCGCCTGGGGCGAACCCGCGCCAGTCCTGGTGGAGCGGCTGGCGGCATGGCCGCACGGTGTTCGAGTAGAGGCCGAACTGTCGGCCGGAGAGCGCGAACATCACCTGGACGGCCAGGCTCTCGGCGGCGTTGCGCTCGATCAGCGCCGTCTTGTACTCCGGCGTCGGGTTCTGGGGATCGTCGCCGACGGCCGGGAGATCGGGCAGCGGGGTCCGGTCGATGGGCCAGTCGAAGGTGGGCACCCGGCCAGCGTATCGCGGCGCGGTGGCCGATCTCGGAACCGACGTGTGCTTGCCCTCCCAAGTCGGTATATTCAGAGGGGTAGGCGGGATCGCCCCGCCGGAGATCGGAGATCGACACGATGAGCACCTACGCCGAGACGCTGGTCATCATCCCTTGCGCCGCCGCCAAGCTGGACCGCCCGGCTCCCGCCGCCAAGCTCTACGACAGCGCGAACTTCCGCCACATGCTCGCCGCCGCTCAGACCGAGGCCATCGACAACGAGCGCGTGATGAGTCAGTCCACCAAGGTGATGATCCTCTCGGCCGAGCACGGCCTGGTCGAGCTGGACGCGGTGCTCTCGCCGTATGACACCAAGATGGGCCAGGCCGGTTGCGTCGGCCGCGACGAGCTGGTGGATCAGCTGGTGGCCCTGGCCCCGCGCTCCATCGAGGCCATGCTCCCCGGCGCGTACTTCCGCCCGCTCTGGGAGGCCGTCACCTTCATCAACGAGGAGGGCGACGATTGCGACCCTTGGATCGAGCTGATGGACGTGTTCGAGGCATCGCCGGGCATCGGCTACCAGCGCGGCACCGCCTCCTCGCTGGTTCGCACAGCCGGGAAGATCGCCCCGCTGGCCAGCTGAGCGCCAAACGAGACCGGCCCCGAGGGAATCCCTCGGGGCCGGTTCGCCGTTCGGTAGCGGCTTAGGCAGCCACCTGAGCCGGAGCCTCGTCAATCGCAGGCTCGGAGGCCGGACCGCCGTAGTAGTAGTTCGTGCCGGTGAAGATCGTGCTGGTGGCCAGGGCCACCGCGCCGTCGGTCGCGTCCGGCGGAGCCAGCGGCGTGCGGAACACGGTCAGGTGCTCCTTCTTGCTGGTCGGCTCCAGGAGGCGAACCGGGTTGCCCTCGTCGTCCACGGTGACGTTGTACGGACCCCGGCCCCAGTGCGGCAGCGCGATGGTCCGGCCGGTCAGCGTGAGCGTGGCGATGGAGCTGCCGATGGTGATGTCACCCGGCACCCACTCGGTCCCGCCGAACAGGAAGTAGCCGTACTTGCGGCCCGCCGAGAGGTCGGTCAGGATCGCGTCCGAGGTCGGGATGTCGGGGCAGTCGTCCTCGGACTTGCCCGAGGTCCACAGCTCGAACGCCACGCCGTAGTCGCTCTCGATCTTCTTGTCGTCGCGGAACCCGACCACCTCGCCAGCCGCGTCGAGCACGGTCTCCCAGCCGGTGAGCATCGTGACCACATCGGGGTCCACGTTGCACAGCTCCAGGGCCGGGGTGTACCAGCGGCGCTCCGGCTCGGTGCGATCAGCCACGCACTCCTTGCCCTCGGCGTTGGTCTGGGTCAGGTCGTCGGCATCGCGCATGACCGCGGTGAGGCCAAGGCTGACGTAGCCGTTGGTCACCAGGCGATTGCGAGCGCCCGCGATGGGCATCCCGCAGCCGTTGATCTTGGTCAGGCGCAGCGTCTTGCCCTTGACGAGGGGGAAGGTGGCACCCATGTCTGGTAGTCCTCCTGGGTCAGGCGCGGCGCGCCAGCGGTCATTCCGAGGTTGGCTCTGACATTAGGCCAGGACCGTGCAAGCTCACCGGGAGCGGACCTCATCGAGCTGGTCGTAGAGCGGCTCCAGCTCATCCTGGGTCGCGCCCTTGCGCCGGGCCAGGCTCAGCGCCGCCTGGCAGAGGTCGATCAGAGCGATGCGGATCGCGCCGAGCTTGTCGCGGTCGGCGGTCACCCGAGCGGTCACTCCGGCGGCGTCCTCGAACGCTCCGGCGACGAACGTCCGGTACGCCTGGTACGCCTCGGCGCTGCCCTTTGACCTGGTGCTCTTGCGTGTGTTGAAGAAGTGAAGGACCGCCACCACGCCCGCCAGGAACCCGGCCCCGCCGATCATCTGGAGGACGAGGGCGGCGGTCACTTTGTCAGCTTCCCTAGTGCTCGCAGGATGTCGCGGTCACGGAAGAAGGACCAGACCCAGAACACGGTCATCATCCAGGTGGACAGCGCGCTGGGCATCCTTCCCACGTCGAACGCGCTGGCCGCGAGCTGGACCGCCATCACCGTCTGGAGGCCGATCAGCCCGAGCAGCTCGACGGTGAGCGAGCGGTGGAGCTTCTCGGGGTCGATCTCGGGTCGGTCGGCGGCATAGATCGCCGGGCCGGAGGTCGTCCAGGGCGGCGGAGACTCGCCCTCGACCAGGTAGAGGCCGACCAGCGCGGTGATCGCCGCCGCCAGCTGGAGCGCCACGAACGCCCAATCGAACGCCTCCGAGCGGCTCACGCTGCTCACCGACGCCGGAGCGCCATAGATCAGCTGGAGCAGCGAGCTGATGCACGCCGCCACCAGGATCAGGCGGTAGAGCGGGGTCGGCACGAACCGGGTGTGTGCCAGCCAGGCCCCCACCCGAACACGCATCGCCATCAGTAGTCCCTTAGTGAGGCCCAGGCCAATCGCGCTCGGGCGAGAAACAGCATCGAGATAACGGCGTAGATCATGGCAGGCGCGAGTGCGCCCTCTTGATCGACGTGCTGGACGAACTCGGTGACGAACATCGCCATGAACATCGCCATCAGCAGGGCGATCAGCCCGCACGTCACCATCACGCAGCGGCGATGACCACGCCAGCCGGAGATGATCCCGACGACGCCCGCCCCGATGAATACCGTTCCCCAGCTCTCCGGCGCGCCCGGCGTCTGGAGAGCCGTCGCGTAAACCGGGCTGTCGTTCCACAGCTCCGCCCCATAAACCCATGTGAGCACTCCGTATGCAGTCGGGATGAGCGCAAGGAGCACCGTGGCGGTCTGGACGAACTCCTCCAGCCGCTCCATCCGCCTGGCCAGGCGGTCAGCGATCTCCAGCCGCTCCTCGCGGTCCATCGTGATCAGCCGGTTGGGGTTCGAGACCGCCGCGTGCTCCTGGCCTTGGGCCGGGCACGCCGCACGGCGCGAGCCTCCTTGGGAGTCCGAACCGCGACCGCCGTCTTGACCTTGGTTGCAGCTGGCGCGACTACCACGCCGGACAGGCGCTCAGGCGGGAGCATCTCGACGGTCTTGGCGGCGGCGGTGGCGATGCCGAACACCTGAGCAAGGCTGGCGGTGATGACCGCCCACTTCTCGTCCTGGATGATCCCGTAGGCCAGCAGCACCGCGCCCAGCGGGCCGACCAGCGTGTAGAGCACCACGCGCACCGAGCTGGTCGCGTAGAGCAGGGCGAACAGCGCGGTGACCGTGCCGATGCCCAGCTGGCTCCAGAGCACGGCGCGCTCGTTGTCGAGGATGCCCCAGCCGCTCAGGAACGTCAGCGCGCCCGCGACCACGCGGTAGAGAATCTCGCGGTCGGCCGGTGGGATGTGGGCCTGGAGCCAGGCCCGAGCACTCTGATGACTGGTCATCACTTGGCCTCCGAGATCGCCTTGAGCACGGCCTTCTTGTTGGGCAGCTCGGTGGTGTCGAGGCCCTTCTTGTCCAGCGCGTAGGAGTCAAGCTCCGGCCGACGCCAGTCCTCGGTCGGCTCGCCCTCGGGGTACTGATCGCCGGGAATCTCCTTGACCTCCTGAGCGCCGCTCTGCGGCTCGCTGGGAGCCGCCGGAGCCTCGGAGGTGCCAGCGGTGCTCTCAGCCTCGCCTGGGGCCTCCTGGCCGCTCTCCGCGCCCTCTGGAGCCTTGCCGCTGCGCACCGCCTGGGGCGAGGAGTAGACGCTGCGCGCCTGCCCGCCCTCGTCCGGCCGAGCGCCGGGATCGTCGGCCAGCGCCGAGTCCTGGGACTTGAGGCCGGTGTTGAGCGCCTGGACCGGCGCGTGAGGCTGGGCCTCGCCGCGCGGCTCGCCCTTGGGGTTGGCCTTCTCGAACGCCTTAACCCGGTCGATGAGATCGCGGTGGGTCGGCACCTCGGTGGCATTGCCGCCGCCGTGGGAGGTGCCCGCCCCGGTGAAGGCCGGAGCGGCAGCCGCCCGCGCCTCGGTCACCGTGGTGTCGCCGACGAACTTGTTCGCCGAGGTGTACTCCGCGGTGGGCGTATGCCAGTCGGCAGCGTCGGCCCCGGCGTTGACGTTGGGGTTCGCCGCCTTGAGCGCCGCCGCCGCGCCGGTATCCACGCCCGCGTTGCCGGGGGTGAACGCGCCGCGCACGCCGCCCTCGGAGGTCAGCGCCGCCTCCTCGGCCGAGTGATCGACCGCGCCCCGAGGATGAGCCTCGGAGTCATCGAGCAGGCCGACCTCCCGAGCATTGCCCTCGGGCACTCGGTACTGGCGGCGAGGCCCGCTGCGCGTGATGGTCTCGATGGACTCCGCGCCGCCCAGCTCTACGAGCTGCGCCAGGGCAGGACCGCGCAGGCTGGGGTCCACGAAGTCGATGGTGGCGAACCCGTCATCGACGGTCGCGAGGATGCCCTCTGGCATGGTCCCGATCTCCTTACGGTGTGATGGTCACGGCAGCCACAGCCGCCTCGTAGCCGATGTTGACGCTACGCTCCGCCACGGCAGCGAAGATGTTGTGCTTCTCGTCAATCGCCGTGCGTGTCGTGGGCGCATCCCGCCAGCCGACCGGCTGGCTGGTGGCCACGATCATGTCGTCCAGGCCCTCGACGTAACCGCCGCCGACCACCCAGATATTGCCGAGCGGGCTGACGAACTTGCTGCCCTGCTTGGTGAACAGCCCGAACTCCTGGCTGGCCCACTGAGCGCCGACGTGGAAGTAGAGCAGCGTCCCGGCGATGGCCGCAGCGCCCTCCAGATACCCGACGGCCTGCTTGAGCGAGGCGGCGGTCTGGGGCGCGCCGAGGTCGGCGGCGTCGAGCTTGAGCCGCTCGGCGAACTCGCGCTCGACCAGGTATTGCTCCTCCATGCGAAGAATCTGGGCGGCGCGAGCCTGGACCTCGGCGCGGCTCTGCGCGGTGAGATCGCACTCGTCGTAGGCCCAGATGGTCATCGCCTGGAACACCTCGGGGATGTCCGGCCGCTCGCCGGTCTTGAGCATCCCGGCCTCCGGCTCGCCGCACCAGGCCCCGCCCCACAGGCCGGAGGCCAGCTGGTCGGAGTAGTTCCCGGTCGGCCGGAACTCGACCCCGTTGAGCCAGCGGCTCTCGCCCTCGGGCTGCCAGTCGGTGACGGCGTAGAGGCCGTAGGCGGTGGGGTTGACCAGCGGAGGGTCATAGGTCATCGGGCCGAGCACGTTGAGCGGCTCGACCAGGGTGGGAAGTGCCTGGGTCATCTAGTCCTCCTGGGAAACGAGAAGGAGGCGGCGAACGTGAGCGGCCTCGGGTTGCTCACGTTCACCGCCTCCAGTCTGACTCAGCCAGCCCTTACGGGGTGACGTTGGTCGCCAGGGCGCGCTCGCCAACAGCGCCGGACACGTTGAGCGGCACGCGCACGATGACGGACTCGCCGCACCGCTTGCCCACCGCGATGGCGTCCTCGGTGAACATCCGCGTGAAGCGGTTCACCTGGAGCTGCTCCTTGGGGTACATGACACCCAGCTCGATCACGTTGCTCATCGAGCGGAACCAGGTGCCCGCCGGGTAGAGCGCGATGTCCACCGTCTCCGGCCAGACCAGCGTGCCGAGGTTACCCGGCAGGCCAGCGGCGCGGGTCTGCCAATCGCCGACGAACTGGAGCGCGATGTTGCGCGCGCTCAGCCAGCCGTTGATGGCCGCGTCGGTGATGGCGAACACGTCGGTGCCCTCGCGCATGGCGAGGTCGGCGCGCAGCACCTCATGGAACCAGCTCGGGGCGATGCCCTCGATGGTCGCCGTGCGGGCCAGGCCCCTCTTGAGCCGGATGTTGGTGGCCACCAGCGCGAGGCTGTTGAGCACCGACGGCACCGAACCCAGGACCGAGGTCGGCGGGATGACGATCGGCGCGCCCGAGCCGCTGACCACATCCAGGATCGTCCGGCGGCTCAGCGCGCGGAGGTGCTCCTGGGTGAGGTTGCGCATGAACCACTCGGACAGCTCCGGCCAGCCCTGCTCCTGGAGGATGCCGGACTCCACGCACCAGCCCACCGCGTTGAGACGAATCTCATCGAACTGGTCGGGGCAGGGAATCTCGACGCACGTCTTGACGGCGGTCGGGTTGCCGTCAACGTCGGTGGCCTCCAGCTCGGCCTCGGTGAAGAACCACTCGAAGTCCTCGAAGATGCCGGACAGATCAGGCTCCCGAGGCCAGCGGATGCCGCCGCGGTTGATCGTGATCTCCGGCATGGAGACCAGATCGGTCGCGTCGGGCACGTCGCAGAAGTCGTAGAGCTGCTCCGACGGCGCGCACCAGCCGCCAGCCGCCGTCAACGAGCCGCGCTCGTCGTAGGTCGGCTCGGAGAGCTGGCGCGAGCTGGTGGCCGCGTTGATGGCCGCGACGAGCGCGTGAGCGTCGTCCACGACATCGACCTGGCGGTCCAGGCTGGCCACGACCTGGCGGGCGAACTCCATCCCGTCCATCGTCTTGTTCGGGCGGTTGGGCCGGATCGAGGCCCGGCTGCCCGGCCGGATGCGGTCCAGGCTCAGAGCCAGGTCGCGGAAACCGACCCGCCCCTGGCCAGCCGTGTAGCCCGGCGCACCGGGGTGCATGTTCCAGCCCGGCTCGATGGGGGTGGGGTTGGCGGGCGGATTGCCCTGCTGCGCCCCGGCGAAGGTGACCGGCCGCTGAGCGCCATTGCTCGCCGACGCGGCTACTGCCGCTGGCTGGCCCTCCTGGGTCGGCTCGGCCTGGGTGCCACCGTCGGGCTGGCCCTCGCCGCCCTCGGTGCCCTCCTGGCCGTCGCCCTCGTCACCCTCGTCACCCTCCGGCTCGCCCTCGGGCGCGGTGCCCTCGGGAGCCTGGCGGCTGGCGCTGGCGCGCTGGAGCAGGCCATTCAGCTCCTCGGTGTGATCGGCCTCGGCAGCGGCAGCGGTGTCACGCGCGGCCTGGAGCTGGTCGATGGCACCGTTCTCGCCGACGAGATCGCGCAGGGCGGAGATGTCCTCGCCGCTCAGCTGGCGACCAGCGGCGTGCTGGGCCTCGTAGACATGGACCTCGGCGCGAGCGGCCTCCAGCAGAGCGTCCAGCTCGGCCACGGTCTCGGGCAGGGTCTCCGGCAGTTGGAACCGGGTCGCCGTGGTGAACTGACCGACGCCGTAGAGGCGGATCAGACGCGGCGCGAGCGGCTTGTGGAAAGTCACTGCGAACTCCTCAATCGGAATCGAACACGTTGTCTCGGCGAGCGATCCTCGGCACATAGCTCGGAGCAGGTTCCCTCTGGCGATGAACGCTAGATGAGCACCGTGCAGAGATCAGCTCGCGGTGGCCTCGGCTGGCTTGCGCCGGGCGCGCCGGACGGTGCCGCCGCCGTTGAGCACGATCTGGTTGCGCGCCTCGTAATAGCCGAAGTACGGCGGCGCGCCAGCCTCGGGATCGTCGGGATTGAACCCGGCCGGGAGCACCGACTTATCCGGCAGCACAACGTAATAGCCCAGCGTGTCGCTGGAGTTGGCAGCCGTTCGACCGCCGCAATTGCAACCCATGTCCGAGGCCCTCCAGGGTCAGTAGTAGACGAAACCGTGGTTGGCGATGGCCAGCACCGCGCCCACGATCAGCAGCACCGCGCCGATGGGCCACAGGATGTGACGCAGCACGAACACGCCGATGATGACGAGGATGATGCCCAGGATGATCATGCGCTGAGCGTACCGGCGCGAGCCAGCAGCTCGCTCAGCTCCTCGGCCTCGGTCTTGGGCGGAGGCGGCGGGCCGACCTTCTCGCTCGCGGCAGCCATCAGCCCGGCCAGCTCCGCGTCGGCCTCACGCTTGGCGTAGGCCCGCGAGACCGCCGCCTCCACGATGTCGCCGATGGCGTCGGCCGTCAGCGCCGGAGTGCCGGTCTCCCGGCGAGGATCGAGGCCCAGGCTGGCCACCAGCGCCACCGGCTGGCCCTCGGAGCCATCGCGGCCCCGCACAGCGAAGCCTGGGGTGTTGACCGCCAGGGCGGCGATCAGGTCCAGGCCCTTGCCGAAGTTGCGCCAGTCGCCCGACAGCGGGCTGGCCAGCCCCTCCTCGATCTGCTCGGGCGTGGCCCAGGGAGCCGCGACCCCGCTGATCCAGATGCCGTGGGCGTCCTCGCCCGCGCGCACCAGGGCGAAGCATGTGCCGGTGTTGTCGTAGTGGGCCTTGGCCGGAGCGCCCGCGTAGGAGTCCGGTGCGTGGCCGGTGCCGACCGTGAGCCGCCCGACCGGCAGCGAGGTGCCGTCATCGAGGCGCACCGCCGGGCTGGTGTGGAACATCGAGTAGTCCGAGGGCGAGCGCGGGGCCATCACGCACTGGCTCTGAATCGAGCGGTGGCAGGCCCCGAAGCACGCCAGGTGACCGAAGATGCGGCCGTCGGCGTCCATCGTGATCGGGGTCGGCGCGCTCAGGCCGGGGTCGGAGAACATGTGGGCCGGGTAGGTGCGCGGCCGGAACTGCTCAGCCGCGCTTGCGACCAGGGCGGCGTCTCGGCTCTCGCGCTCGGCGTTGAGCTGGATCATGGTGTCGCCGAAAGCGGGGGTCGCGACGAGCGTCGTGCCGATCAGCTCGGCGGCGGTGATCGTCTGGATGACCTTGGCGTCCATCGGCAAGTCCCACCACTCCTCCTCGGTGATCTCCTTGCCGTTCTCGTCGGTGAGCATCCACTCGGTCTTGGCCAGATCGACCGAGGGCCGGGTGGCGGTGTGCGCGAGCTGCTCGCTGGCCTCGTCGGCCTCGGCGGTGTTGAGCATGTAGCCCGAGCCGAGCACGCGCTCCCCGTCGATCCGCGCGCCCTCGATGACGCCCACGGTGAAAGCGTCCTCATGGCCGTAGCCGGTCTGCTTGACCCACATCACCGGCAGCGGGAAGCTGCGGAAGCTCAGGTCGATGTCGGCCGCGAGCATCCGGCCGTCGCTGGTCTCGATCCCGACGAAGGCGATGGGCTGGTCGGTGAAGGTGCGGAACATCTCCGAGCCGCTCTCCTCATCGGCCGCAGCCATCGTGGTGGCCGGGCCGGTGGTCGGCGCTGCTGGCTTGGGCATCTCGTACTCCTGTTCGCTCGGGGCGGTCCATCCGCCCGCTGCGGTTCGTCCTATGCCGTCGTCGTCATCCCTGGCGCGGATCGTGCCGTCAGCTGCCCGGCGCGCGATCTCGTCCTCCTGGCTCCCCTGGCGATTGCGCGCCGTGGAGTCCCGGCCGTTGAGCCGCTCGGTGTGGCGGTCGATCTCATCGGGGATGTCCTCGTCGTGGGCCAGCACGCCTACGCGGCACCGGCAGTTGCGAACCTCGCGGGCTGGCCCGGCCGGATCGCCGGGGTATCGCAGCGGCTCGTTCCCGACGCTGAAACTACCGGCCAAGGGTGCGCGCTGGCCGTCGGCGGCGAAGTGGGTGGGCCGGGTCTTGCCGTCAATCGTGGCGATCCACACCTTGTCGAGCTGGTCCTCCGAGCGCGCCGCCGCCGCGATCACCGCCGCGTTCTGGACCCCGGCAGCCTGGTATCCCTCCCAGCGCGCGACCTCACGCAGCTCGGCGGAGCCGGGGGTGAGCACGCTGCTCGCCGCCTCGCGCTGAGCGGTGGTCATCTGCTCGACGGTCACCTCGATGGAGGGCGCGCCCTCCGGCGCGGCTGGCCGGGCCTCGGCCACCGCCGCCTCGACCTTGGATCGCACCAGGGCGGGCACCGCCTCGACCCGTTCGCGCTGTTGAGCGATGAAATCGTCGCGCGCCTGGCGCAGATCGTCGTCGCTCTCGACCACCGCCACAGCCTCCCGAACGCGGCGCGCCGAGAGATCGCTGGTCGAGGTAACAGCATGGGTGAGCCTACGGTCCAGTTGGGGGATCAGATCGGGCAGCTCTGGCAAACTAATTTCGAGGCCCTCTGAACTCTCTACCAGCGATAACGCCCATAGAGTTGCAAGCATTGCTAGGATCAACTCGCTAGAGGGTTGATCCAAGGCCCCAGCGTTTTGATCGAGAGCCGCCGGGTCAGGCGGGAGCGTCGAGGCGGCAGTCAGCGAAGGCAGCACCAGGGGTCGAACCCCTGAGACCCATCCGTTGAGCACCTCCAGGTAGAGATCGCCCAGCGCGGCCTCGAACTCAATCGTCCGGCTCAGCGCCTCGCCGCGCTCCGGCCACATCAGGAAACCTCCGCGTCGATGACCGGCGCGGTCAGCTCGCGCCGGATGATCTGGCGAGCACGCGCGCGCAGCTCCTCGGTGTCCAGGCCCAGCATCGAGATCGCGTGGTCCTCCAGGGCGGTGTCCCATCCCGAGGTGAGCCGTGCGATGTCGGCCTCGGGCACCGGCCCGAGCACGCGGTGGTAGTCATGGGCCGGGAGGCCCGCCAGGCGGCTCTTGAGCGCGTTGGTATTGGCCCGGCGCTTGCCCGCCAGCTCCAGCGCCCTGGTGACCAACATCCGCTCGGCCAGGATCATCTCAGCGGGCATTGCGGGCCGGAGATTGGCGGCGGCGGAGTCCTCGGTGGTCGGCTCGCTCTGCTGGTCCGCGCCGCTCGGCTCGTCGGCGTCCGGCTCGGCGTTGGGATCGTTCTGGCCAGGCGGCAGAGCGACCGGCTGGGGGAAGTCGAGCGCCTGAATCTCGGCGTCGAGCAGCGGGAGCAGGGTGGTGATCAGCTCGGGGTTCATCGCCACCGCGTCCTGCGCCCACACCTTCCAACCCTCCAGGCTGGAGAAGTCGTAGCCGTCCTCGTCGCCCAGGCCCAGGTAGCGGCGGTAAGCCTCGTTGTTGATCGCGCCGTGATCCTTCGCCGCGGTGGCCTCGTCGGTCTTGTCGGGGTCCACGGTGAGCTGGCTGGCGTCGTACCAGAGGACGTACTTGGCCGGGTCGATGTTCTCGCGCTGGAGCACGATGCGCAGCACCTCGCGGTTGATCGCCGCGCAGATGGTCTCCATGACCGGGCTGATGTGGAGCTGGACATCCTCGTCGCCGATCTGCCAGGCGCTCCAGTGGTTGGAGTTGGTGCCCAGCCCGAGCAGGCGCTCCGGCGAGACATCCAGGCCCATCGCCAGCCGTGCGATGGCGTCGTTGCGGGTCTTGATCTCGACCTCGGTCACGTCATTGCCGAACCGGATGTGCTGGACGTTCTTGAGGTGCTCGCCGGGCACGGTGGCCATGATCGGGATGAACGCGGCCTGGCTGTCCTCGTCCTCGATGGACACCTTGGCCACGTTGTAGAGCAGGTTGTTGAGCTGGTCGGCGGCGGGCACGCCCTGGACCACTGGGACCGGCGCGCCCGGCACCTGGGCCTGGCCCTCGGGCACCGGGGCCTGGGCAGCCGGGAGGCTCATCTCCTGGGGCAGGAACAGCACGCCGTTACCGATCAGTCGGCTCTTGCTCGCGTTCTTGATCTTCTTGCTGGTCCGCACGATCTCGCGGAGCGGATCGAGGCAGGCCCGAACCGGCGAGTCGGCCTCCTTCGCCCGGCGCGGGCGCGGGTTCCAGATACGGATCAGCGCGTCGTTGGCCGGGTTGTACGGGTGCATCTTGCCGTCGGGCATCTCGATGTCGGTGCCGCCGCCTGGCTTGGCCTTCATCTCCTCGCGGGTGACCGGCAGCCACAGCTCGCCGTCGTCGCGGATCAGGATCGCCAGCCACACCTCGCCGGGCACGGTGAGGCACTCGGCGAGGCGCTTGATCATCTGGGCCTGGCCCAGCGGCCCGCCAGCGATGGCCTTGACGATCTCGGCCACGCGCATGGCCTCGGCGGAGTCCTCGTCCACCGCGCCGGTCGGCAGGCCGGTCTGCTCGTCAATCTCCGACGCGATGAGCCGGACGCGCGAGCAGCTCCCGGCGCGCCAGCCGACGTAGTAGCGAAGCTCGCCGACGAGATCGAGCAGCTCCCACGCCTCGACCTGCCAGGAGCCGCGCCCGTCGGCGACCATCGTGCCGCGCAGCTGCTTGACCGGATCGTCAATCGGCTGGCTGGCGGCGGTCAGCGAGCGCCGCGCCGGGCTGCCCTTGGGTCGGCGAACGACGCGCAGGTTGGAGGCAGCCATGCGACTCAGGTTATCTGCCCGCCGTGCTACTGGTCGTCATCGTCCTCGATCTCGATCTCCTCGGTGTCGGCGAACCGAGCGAATAGGCCCACCAGGTGGGAGACCGCGAGGGCGATGGCGAAGTAGCGCGCCACCCAGTTGTCATGGAACCAGAGCGGAATCCAGACCGTCGAGAAGGCCACCCACATGCTCACGCACCAGGGGCAGCCGATGAAGTAGAGCACCTTGTTCCAGCGGTGAAACGAGTGCTTGAACAGCTCGGCGCGGGCGGTCTGGCCGAGGGCCTGGGCCTCCTGATACGCCTCGCGCGCGTTCTCGGCGCGCCGGGCCGGGATCAGCCGGAGCCGGTCGAGGATCGTGTCGCCGTTGATCAGGCGAACGATGCGCATGACGGCCAGGGTGTAGATGACCAGGACGAGCACGGCGTAGCCGAGGAGGTGGTATCCGATGGCGAGTCCAAGAGGCATGTCGGGAACGATACCCCAACGATGCAGAGTTTCCCTCCGCCCTCGGGTAAGTTGTTGCCATGCCTCTAGTCCTCGGGATCGACACCAGCCTCACCGCCACCGGCCTCTGCCAGGTGGCGTTCCAGGGCCTCGACAACTCCGGCGCGCCGGTCGGCCTGGTCATGCGCACCGCCACCGTCTCCGCGCCGCCTCCGGCCAAGAACGGCGACCGCTCCAAGCGGGCGATGGCCCGGCGAGTCAACCGGCTCCTGGAGCAGATCGGCGAGGCCCTCGATGACCACCGGCCGGACCTCATTGCGATGGAGGCGCTCGCCTACGCCGCCAAGGGCGAGGGCGTGTGGGTGCTGCCCTGGATATGGGGCCGGGTGATCGAGCTGTGCGAGGAGCGCGACATCCCGCTGATCGTGGTCGGCACCAGCCAGCTCAAGAAGTACGTCGTGGGCAAGGGCGCGGGGCCGGGCACCGACAAGGACTCGGTGATGCTCGCGGTGGCCAAGCGATGGCCCCAGGCCGAGGTGAGCAACAACAACGAGGCCGACGCGACGGCGGTGGCCTCCATCGGGTGCCGCTACCTGGGCTATCCCATCGAGCAGCTGCCCAAGGACCACCTCACGATCATGGCCAAGATCGACAGCTAGCCGATCTTGCGGCGCATCCAGGCGGGCGGCTCGGTCTGCTGGGCTGGCTGGGCGGGGTTGGTCAGCTGGAGGCTGGCGCTGGCCAGCTCCATGAGCTTGTCGTGGACGATGACCGCCGCCGCCACCCGGTCGGGCTGGTGCTGGCCTGCCTGCCAGTCGGCGGCTTGCTCCTCGAACACCGCCAGCGAGAACTCCACGGTGCGGCAGCGGCCGGTCTCCAAGCTCTGGCTCAGCCCGCCCGAGCGGGCCACCGCGTCGGCCTTGTTCGCCCCGCGCCAGGTCGAGATGATGAAGGGCGGAATGTCGGGGATGGCGCGCTGCTCGATGGGCGTGAGCAAGGCCCCGGCGTTCTTCTTGGCCACCGCCTCCTGATGGATCGCGGTGTAGGCCCGCCGGACCACCTGGGTGTACGTCTTGCTCGTCGTATAGCCCTCGACGCTGACCTCGCGCGCCCCGATCTCCAGCGCCAGCAGCACGGCCTCGCGCGCCCACTGATCCGAGGTGAACTGGCCGGAGCGGTCGTGGGTGAGCGCCACCTTGCCCTGGGTGCCGTCGTGGAACAGCATCCCGCCGATGATCCCGGCCTCGTCGCCCTCGCCGCTATCGGCCGGGTCAACGCCCACCAGGGAGGCGATGGGATAGCTCGGCGGCATCGGCAGGCGCGGATCGAACCAGGCCCGCTGGAAGATGCCACCGGCCGGGTTGCGCGGGCTGCCCTGGTAGAGCGCGTACCAGGTGCGCTCGCCGACCTGGCGGCGCGTGGCCTTGAAATCGCGCTTGGCCTCGGGCGTGTCGCGCGCGGACTTCATCGGCTCGCCTGGCTCGCGGCCGAGCGCGTCGGGGATGCCCTCCTCGGCGATGGCCGGGATGTTGATCAGCCGCCAGGACTTCTCGCTCTTGGGCAGCAGCTTCTCCCCGGCCAGCACCTTGCCCGCCAAGTCCTCGGGGTGCCAGCGCGTCTGGATCAGGATCACCGAGGCGTCCGGCGCGAGCCGGGTGAGCGCCACGCTGGAGAACCACGCCTCGATCTTCTCGCGGTGGGCGTGGGAGTCGGCCTCCATCATGTTCTTGAACGGGTCATCAATGATGAACAGGTCGGCCGGGAGGCCGGTGATCGTCGCGCCGATACCGGCGGCGACCAGACCGCCGCGCCCGCCCTCCACGCTCCAGGCGCTCACCTTGTTGGCTCCGCGCGAGAGCTTGAGGCCGATCTTGTCCTTGGCTGCGAGGCCGGTGAGCTTGTCGCGCACATCGGTGCCGTGGGTCTGGATGATCGAGCGCATGGCGCGGCTGTGGGCCTCGGCCAGGGCGTCGGCGTAGGTGGCCAGGATGATCCGGCGGTTGGGGTTGAGCTGGAGCGCGCGGATGGGCGTCCAGACCGCCGCGGTGGTGGACTTGCCCTCCTGCGGCGGCATCGTGATCATCAGGTTGATCTTCTTGCGCGAGTTGAGCACGCGCTCGATGGAGGTCGAGATCAGCTCCAGCGCGGGGGTGACCACGAAGTTCGGGTCGCACGCGCGGGCGATGTCGGCCGGGTGCTTGTAGGCCGTCTTGACCTCGGCGCGCACCTCGGCGGCTCGGAGCGAGCTGAGCATTGCCGCGCGCTGCTCGGCGGGCCAGCCCTTGGCCTCCTCGAAGATCAGCGCCGCCTTGGCCGAGTCGAACATCCCGTCGGCGTCGAACACGTCGGCCACCGGGGTGTCCGGCTCGGGCATCCTGATCGGCGGGCGCTTGGCCTTCTCGTCAGCCATGCTGCGAGATTATCTCTCCCAGCTGGGCGGCGATCTCGTCAGGATGGCCCTCGATCACCTCGATGGCCTGGTCCTTGGCCCACTCCGCCAGGCGGCGGCTGGAGGTCAGCCGCCCCTTGACCCAGGACGGGTCTTGCGTGCGGCCCAGCTCCTCGCTGCGCGCCTTGCGCCACTCCTCGGCCTGGGGATGATCCAGCAGCACGATGACAGGCTGATACGAGCCGTTGATCGCCGCCTGGATGAACCGGCGGTTGGCCAGCCGCGCGCCCTCGGCCAGGACCAGCTGATACGGCGTGGTCTCGATCCAGGGCACCGCCTTCTCGATGATCGAGCTGGGCAGCGCGTCGGTGCCGCCGAAGTGCTGGCGGCGCACGCCCAGCTCCGCGCCGACCACGCGGCCGTCGGGCCGGGAGGTCAGCACGTCATGGGCCACCGGGTAGTCGGGAGCCGCGCCGATGTGATGGCGGTCGAAGTGAGCCGTCAGGTCAGCCATCAGCGTGGACTTGCCCGAGCCGGGCTGGCCCACCAGATAGATCAGGCGGTTGGTCATGGCGCGGAGTTTACCCTCCCGAGTCGGGGAACTAGAGATGCGAGCGGTGCTGGCGGTCGATCATCGCCCACTCATGGTCGAGAACGAGGCCCTGGCTGGCCACGGTGGTCGTCGCCGCGCCCGGCTCCTGGACCCCGCGCAGCCTCATGCAGTCGTGGACGGCGGTGATCTGGCAGATGGCCGAGCTGGGGTTGAGGCGGCTCTTGATGGCCTCGACGGTCTGCCAGCCGATCTGCTCCTGGACCTGGAGGCGGCGCGAGTATCCCTGGATCACCCGAGCGAGCTTGCTGATCCCGACGATGCGCTGGCCCGGCGAGGGCCGGTACGCCACGGTGGCCACGCCGGAGAAGGGCAGGAGGTGATGGGCACACATCGACTGGATGCGGATGCCAGAGACCATCACCAGGCCGGGATCGTTGGGCGCTGAGAACGTGCGCTCCAGGTGGTCGGCCGGGTTCTCCAGATAGCCGCCCAGGATCGCCTCCCACGCCTTGGCGGCGCGCATCGGGGTATCGCGGGTGTGGTCGTCCTCCTCAACGCCGAACGCCGCGATCAGCTCCTTGATCGCCAGGGCGGCGATGTCCACGTTGACCATCATGTGCCTTTCGTGTCGCCCCACGCCAGCACATGGAGCCGCTGGGTGGCGTTGATCCTGAGCTGCGCCGCCATCGAGGCGATCTCCTCCCAGCGGGCCAGCAGCTCCTCGCTGGTGGTGCCGATGGGCATGACCCATACTCGAGATTTTGGCCAGCCGATCTGCTCGGCCCAGCCGAACACCTCCATCACATCGGTGGCGTTGCGGACCACCACCTTGAGGTGGGCGTGCCAGTTCCAGCGCGCGATCTCCGGCCAGGCCGGGTTGAGCGCCGGGTTCTGCTTGCCGCGGTGGACCCCGGCGTGCGGCATCTTGGGCGAGACCATCCAGATCGAGCAGCGCGCCATGAAGTCGGTGGTCGGCGCGATGGTGCCGTTGGTCTCGACGTGGACCCGGCAGCCCAGCTCGCGCGCGGCGTCCAGGGCGTAGAGCAGTCCGGCGTTGGCCTGGTGGAGCAGCGGCTCGCCGCCGGAGAGCACCAGGTCGGTGCCCGGCTGGAGGAGCTGGGCGATCTCGCCGCCGGTCAGCCCGAGGTTCTCCTTCTGGAGGTCGAACCGCTGGCCGTCCCAGGTGTAGGGCGTGTCGCACCAAGAGCAGCTCAGATTGCAGCCCATCGTGCGAAGGAACTGCACCGGCCGACCGGCGTAAGGCCCCTCGCCCTGGAGGGTGGGGCCGAACACCTCCGAGGTCGGGACCACCATGTCTCGCGCGCCCTCGATCCCGGTGGCGAACCTCATGTCGGGCACCTCGATCATCGTCATAGGATTGCTACCGCCTCATTGTGCGGCCCCTCGGTGACGTGGACGCGCACGCACGTCGCGCCGAGCCGGAGATCGTTCGCCGCCTCCAGGAGCGCGGCGGCGATGGCCTCGGTGGTCGGGACCGGCTCGACGTAGGCGAACTTGTGGCCCTGGCTCTGGAGGTAATCGACCAGGCCATCGTCGCCGGGCGCGACCAGGTAGCCGTGGTCGAAGTGATCGTCCACCCAGGCGCGCAGCGCCTTCTTGGCCTCGGCGAACTCCATCTCGCCCGCGTCCAGGGAGCGCACCTCGAACGACCAGGCCACCCCGAACGTGTGGCCGTGGAGGTTGGAGCACTTCGCGCCCTCGCCGGGCAGGCCGGGGATGCGATGGCCCGCCGAGAAGTGGTGCTTGACGGTCAGCTCGATCACTGGGCCACCTGGGTGCGCCAGAACGCCTCGTCGGCGTAATGGGTGGGGTCGGCGATCCCGGCCAGGTGGATGGCCTCGGCGCGCTCGACGCATGTCCCGCACCGGCCGCAGTGCTGCTCGCCGCCCTCGTAGCAGCTCCAGGTCAGCGCGATGGGCACGCCCATCTCCCCGGCCATCTTGGCGATGTCGGCCTTGGAGAGCCGGACGAACGGGGCCTCGATCCGCACGCCGCAGGCCAGGTTGGTCGCCGCGTCGATGGCGTTGATGAAGTCCTCGCGGCAGTCGGGGTAGACGGCGTGATCCCCGGCGTGGACGGCGGTCACCACCCGGTCGTGGCCGTGGCTGGCCGCGATCCCGGCCGCGCAGCTCAGCAGCACCGCGTTGCGATTGGGCACCACGGTCTTGGCCATGTTGTCGGCCGCGTAATGGCCGTGCGGCACCTCCTGGCCAGGGGAGGTCAGCGCGCTCTCGACCGAACGGCCCCAGGTCGAGAGGTTCAGCTCGTAGAGCGGGATGGAGTAGAAGATCGCAATGGCCAGGGCGGAGTCGTACTCGCGGATGTGGCGCTGGCCGTAGTCGATGAACAGCGCCGCGTCGGCGTTGACAAAGCGGGTCAGCGTGGTCGAGTCCAGCCCGCCGGATAGCAGGGCAAGGGTCATGTCGAGGCTCCTCTGGTCGTGGGGTCGGCGCTGGTTCCACCCGACGCCACCAGGGCGTCGAGCTGCTCGGGATGGGCGTTGTTGATCTGCATGGTGGCCAGGTGGAGGTGCGGCCCGGCGGTGAGCACCGCGATGTCGTACTCCTGGCCGGATCGCCCGGTCATCGACAGGTGCATGTGCGGCCCCTCCTCGGCCTCCAGCTGGCCCCAGCTGGGCGCGGAGACCGAGCCGTGCATCCGCCGGAACCGCTGCTCCAGCACCGAGGCCGACAGGGCGTTGAGCTTGACCATGAGCAGCCGGTTGGCAGGCGTGCTCTTGGCCACCTCGCTCGGGGCCACGCCGTAGTGCCGCGCCAGGATGCGCGCGACCTCCGGCTCGTAGGTGGCCTTGCCGTTGAGCACCAGCGGATGGACCTTGCCGTTGGAGGGATCGCGCAGGCTCACCCGGCCGTAACGCACGCCGGAGGTCCAGCCCGAGGAGTCCACCGAGAAGAACGGCAGCTGGAGGGCCTGGAGGTTGGTCACGCCCCAGCCGTGGAAGCGCATCTCGGGGTGGTTCTTGCGGGCGTGGATGAACATCTTGATCAGCCAGCGCATCTGGGCGTCGGCCGGTCGGCCCACCAGCCCGCCGAGGCCGATGAAGTCCACGCCGCGCGCCGCGTAGTAGTCCATCGTCTCCGGCGGCGCGCCGAAGTGGACCGTGGGCATCCCTGGCACGCCGTGGACATCGACCATCTCATGCCAGTTGCGCCGCGTGGCCTCGGCATCGCCGATCACGTCGAGAGCGGCGACCCAGCAGAGCTTGTGCCGCCATTGCTTGGCCCAGCGCGCCAGCTCGGCGGTGGAGATCGTCGCCCCGGCGCTCTTGGCCGAGAAGGCTCCCGAGTCACCGCAGACGCGCAGGCCCTTGAGGCGCTCCAGGTCGTAGTCCTTGAAGAAGTGATACGAGCACAGGACGTTGCGCGGGGCCGGGATGGTCAGGCTCACGGTGCATCAGCGGCGAACAGCGCCGCCATCGCCTCGGTGTCCGAGTCGAACGCCGCCCGGTGGTCGATCCAGCGGGCGTGGACCTGGGGGTCGAGCTTGAGCCGGATGGCGTCGAAGTGATCGTCCGGCTTGGGGTCGCCGTGCTCCTTCTCCAGGTCATCGAGGTCGGGCGGGCCAGCGTTGAGATCGGCCAGCATCTTGATGTCGGCCTCAGTGAATCCCAGGCCCTCGATGTCCTCGCCGAACCCCTCGATCAGGCTGGCCAGCTCCTCGGTGTCGAACCCGCCGAGCTGGCTGGTCTGGTTGTCGGCCACCACGATCCGCTCGGCCAGGTCATCATCGACATCGACCCAGTGGACGAGAATCTTCTGCCACTCCTTGGCGTCTGGCTCCTGCTCGGCCAGCTCGCGGAAGGCCAGCAGCGTGTGGTTCCCGGCCAGCACCTCATGGGGTCGGCCGGTATGGGTGCCGATGTTGGCCGTGATCGGCTTGTACTGCGTGTGGCGGCGGAGGCTGGCCGCGATGGCGGGGATGTCGCCCTTGCGTGGGTTGCGATGGAACAGATGGAGCTGAGCTGGGGAGACGCTGGTGGTCTTGCCGGGCGCAGCGGCGAAGGGAGACGAGGCCAT